CTATTTTTTTTGCAAATTGACGATAAAGGCTAACTCATTTCCTTTTGCTTTAACTTCATCTTCAAATAAAGATATTTTTGCTTGCCTCATTTTTATGTACGGTTCAAACAATTCAGAAAACTTTAGTTTAGCAAGTTTTTCAATTATATTTGGTAATATTTTTAACGCAAATTCCATATTAATTAACCTGTACTTCATTCCTGCTAACGTCAAAGCTCTTCGATTTTCTTCTAAGAGCGATTCTATTTCTTCTACAATTTCACTTTCATTTAAGTCTTCTTTTGAAAATCTATTCATCCAAGCTAACAATCGTTTATAATGCAATTTATTAACTTCTTCATTTTTATATTGAATAATATCAATTAGGGGGATTGATTCATCTGGAATTGGGATATTACGCACAAGAATATTACAAATAAATGTTTTTTTCTCTGTAAAATCCAAGCAATCAAAACTATCCATTGATAAAGTTGGATAAATCTCCTGCTCCAAATTAGCACTTAAGATAATTCCATATAATCTCTCTCGCACCGATATCAAATACCTATGTGAGTTTCTTAAATTAGTGACATGATTATCAACTGAAACTATTTCTTCTATTGAAGCATTTTCTCTTGAATTGTTGTACAGACGAGAAGATGCTTCTCTAAGTATATTGTACTTCTTAGAGTAGTCACTTTCCTTTTCATCAAGAATTTTTAAGAACAATTGTAGTCTATCGTCTTTAACCAGACTTTTATCTAAAGCATTTCTATCAATAACTTCAAGAAGTTCATGATCTACCAATAATTTAATCTTATCATAATGTTTCAAACTTCCACCCTCTCTGTGCAATTGGTCTCTTTCAAACTCATAAAAATTACAAGTGTAGAGTTTATCATAAAAATAGAAAAGTGCCCTGAGGCTACTATAAGATGTTTTTGCATAATATGCTTCCAAGTCAATAACTCCACTTCTCATAAATTCGCATTTAGTTAAAACAACTTGTTTAAATCTATATTGTAGCCTACCCCCTTTATTTCTTTAGCCAGCATCATTTTCCAAGCATCATTATTATCAACTCCGATATAAAGTACTCCGCTGATATCGGTTGGAATTTCAATATCTCCTTTAACAATTGCAACTACGTGGGTTCTACCTAATTTTCCGATAAAATACCCCAGCTCAAATACTACATTTTGCCTTGCTCTATATTTAGCAAAACTCTCCTCATTAGCAAGATAACCTATATCATCAGGAGTCATTAGAACAACTGCAAAATCGACATCAGAATAATCTTCAAATTTTTCAATAATAGTCTTTCCCTGATTAGCTTGCTCGTGCAAAATTACAGGAATCAATCCTAATTTTTCTAAGAATCTGGCAGTAGTTTCTTTTAATTCATTATTTCTGCCATGTACTACAAATATTTTTTTTGATAGAGTTTTTGGTGTCTTTTTGGAAATAATATTTTCCTCCTTTTGCTTTTTAAAGAAATCTTCGTCAGATTCAATAACTCCAATCGCCTCATCAATGCAATCTGTCAATAAATCAATTACAGACATTCCATAAGGAGGTTCAAAGATGCAAGTCAATGGATCAATATTACGCATTATAAGCCCACCAATCATAGGAGGAGGCGAAATTGTTACTGTTTTTGAGGAACCTGTTTGACGAAGTAATTGCCTAACACTTGGTATATTTTTGTTGATTTCACTTCGAGTATGAGAAGTAGGGTTACCATATTCCCATTCATTTAACAATTCTTTAAAATATTCTAATTTTTCAATTGCAGATTTTTTATCATTCATGAGTTATCTCTCTTTTCAATATTTTTTCTAATTCCCTCTGGAATATTATTTTCATAATACTCTTTTATTTTCTTTGGCTGGGTTATAAGCACCTCACAAATGATATTTATAAAACCAAATAAAGCATAAGCTATTTCGATTTTATCATTTAAGTCAATTGTTCCAGGATGGACAGCGCTATTTCCTATAACTCTAACACTATCTAAAGCCTGTTGCATAGTCTGAGGCAAACCTTTTTTTACGAGATTTTTTATATCTTCATTTATGTTTTCGCCTTTTTCACCCAAATGTTTGCATAATTTTTGAATGGCAAGACGCAGTAGCGCAGCTGCTCCACGTGGGGATATATTTACAATATTTTTAGCCTCATTATAGTCATTTTGAATATCTTCGGGTAAATCCGAATTTGCTATTTCAATATTCCCAGTCAGTGGATAGACCATTATCTGACCTTTCCAAATCGAAATGTCACTACAATGAATACATTTTGCAGTCGCATAATCGTTAAGATTATAAGAAGCACGTTCTCGTCCCCCATCAGCTCTATCTTGAATATAGATACAATATATTTCATTAGACCACGTATGTTGGGAAAATACGCCGCAATTTGGGCAATGAAACGATTGTAAGTTGATTGAAGGTTGTATATATTTACTCATATGAAATTATTTAGTCTGCAAAGCTAAGGCTTTTTGAATGATTATACAATAAAACTTCAACGAAAATTTTGCTCGCATTGACAAAGTAACTACCTTAGTACATGGAAATTGTAAATCAAATCGCATATCATGGCAGAATATTCTATTATAAATTGGATTAGGACGGATAAACCGATGAAGCGAAACGGTAAATATCCAATATACTTAAGAATCCGAGTGAGAGATAAAGAGACTAAAGTTCCGACAGGAATCGACATTAAAAAGGAACGTTGGGATGATAAAAAGAAGGAGCCAAAAGATAAGGCATTGCTAATCCAGCTTAATAAGAAACGGGAAGATTTAGACCTTCATATTAACCGAGCATTGGCAGACGGGCAGGAATTAACCATGAATTTGATTAAAGAGTTCTACTCAGGGAAAAGAAAAGTAAAACCCGAAAGTCAGTCCTTTTATACTTACTATCTTGATTTTGTAGAACGAAAACGAAAAGAAGGATTGAACCCCGAAACTATTCGAGTGTATATGACCACTTACAATGTATTGAAAGAGTTTCGAGAAGAATTTTTGCTTTCAGATATTTCTCTTTCTTTCATAGAGGAGTTTGACGACCATATGAAGGAGGTAAATGGCAACTCCTCAGGCGGTAGGAATCCAAAGCACAAAAATATGCGAACTGTTATTTTGGATATGCTAAAGCATGACATTTAAATCAAAAATCCCTACAATTGATTCAAAATTCCGCAAGCCAATACAAAAGAGATATATCTTGACCATGAGGAATTGGATGCTATGAGAAAACTTCGTTCGCAGTTCTCGCACTCTTCAACAATGTACCAAGTCCTACAAATGTATCTATTTGCTTGTTATTGTGGCTTGCGTTTTTCGGATGTGATAGATTTGAAGTGGAAGCATATAGACTTTGAAAATAAGATTATCAAAAAGAAGATGATAAAAACTAAGTCAGAGGTAATAACTCCTTTATTTACAATGGCTCGTGCGGTCGTCCTTGAACTTTCAGAAGGAAAAAGTTTGTTCGGTAGTTCAAAGAATGTATTTTACGGATTTGCCGAACCGACTGTGAACAAAACCCTTGTTAAACTCACTGAAATGGCTGGAATTGAGAAGCATATAACCTATCATTCCTCAAGACATAACAGGTTTTCTTTCTCGTTAAAAATCAATAGCTTACAAAATATCTCAGCTTAACAGGTAACGATTTAGAAACCAGCAAAATTCTGTATTCTACCTCGTTTTGCAGTAATTCAAAAAGAACGCTTTTCCTATTTGCAAAGGTAATATTATTTTTTGAATAATAAACCTTTACAGATAGGAAAAATCAATATGCGCTTCTTATAAATATTATATTCAATTCTATATGAATTAAATACATCAACAAGGGGGAATATTTTTGTTGATTGACTTAGATGCAGTATTGGATAAATATTGTACCTTTGTAAGAACTTAATAAACAAATATGTACTAAAATGGGATTAGATCACATAAATATGATAGATAAAATTGTAAAAAGAATCACGCAGTGCTTTTCTTTCCGCAAATGTGGTAAACGTGTTAACCTTAAAGGACAGAAATGCATCAATGTTATGAATGATATGGATTGTCTTCAACAAAATATAGCATCCTACCTTAAGACTGACTTTGAGAAAGAACTGTTCGATGCTGTATTTGTAAATCTACATGAGAAGGGAAACAAACTTCGTCTTAACAACTTTGCCTATGCTACACGTGAATTAACCCGACACTTTTTATCTCGATTAGCTCCAGATAAAGACGTTCTTAACGCTCCTTGGTTTATCCCCAACGATCCCCCAAAACCCAAGGCAATCACACGTGAACAGAGAATTAGATATGCAATTCTGGGATATTTAGATGAAACTTTCGCTAGAGACACATTGCAATTTGATTTTACTCATGTCAGCAAGGATCTTAGGAAAAGTATAGGTGACTTAAGCAAATACACACATGTGAATCCTGAAACTTTCAATGTCGACGAAGATAAAATTTTAGAATTGACTTTAGACATTTTGGAAAGTACTGCAAAGTTTTTTAAGACAATTTCTGAAGCCAAAATTAAGATAATGAAAGCTGTATATAATGCAGTTGATGAAGATATGATTAATAAATTTTATATGGAAACGTATAATGAAATTGATATGTTGGCAACACATCATGAAATATTAAGTTATACTGTGACAAGCCAAAAAGAAGTATCAAAAAACAACGAAACTATAACTATACGGGCTGATGGTGTTGTAAACGTACGTTTGCAATATGGATCAGATGGCGACATGCGTCGGGGAGATGGGTATGAAACTCAAATGGACTTTCCATTTACATCTGAATTTATTGTTAATTACAAAAATCAAAACGGAAATATTTACATTGAATCTGCCGAAATTAAGGTTGATAATAATAGTTTCTTTGAATAATGCGCTGTTATGTTTGTATTCGAGAATTAATAAAAATAATGTTAAGCATCCGGAGATGCATATCATATATAATGCTCTCCGGGATAATTGGGACGATTGGAATATTGTGTGCAAAGACTATGGAAACAAGTATTGCAAGATGATGCAAATTTTGGAGGTGTCCCCATTTTTATAAATGAACATTGTTAAATGAACACTTATGTGCCACAGAGCTACCTCATATGAGTAGTTTTGCCTATAGATAACCCTCCTACAACAATAGCACCAAGTTCTTCCATTTTACGCTTAAACGCCAACATTGAGTTACCTTTGGTTACAATGTCATCAAAAAGTATCACAAATTTGCCTTTGAAGAAATCGTTATCAAATTCGACGCCATTCATTGAAGATGCTGTGCCTCCAAGGTGCTTTGCAATTCTTTCACTGGTTACTGTCATTTTATCGTATGCAGAAGTCATGCCTGTTTCAGAACATAGCATTTGTGAAAATTCTTTGTATCGTAAAGATGTTTTCTGCTGACTGGAAGCAGGAATACACACAAGCACAAGTTCTTTGAGATTATGTAACCCAAAAGTATTTATAAGCAATTTTTTTAATCGTGGAACCACATTATTTAACGCATCAGTATGAGCACTGGTTGACGTCTTACCGGGGGTATTCTTAAAGTTCCACACCAACCATCGATTATCCCATTCACTTTCTGTTGCATCGAAGTCACAAGTAGTAGGATAGTAATTAAACAAGTAAGAGTATTTTATAATGCCACATATCGTTTCCCAGTTTTGAACTGAATGTTGTAGATTTTGCTTCAGTTTGAGACATTCTTCTTCTTTTCTTTTTTTTTCTAAACGCTCACGTTCTTTGCGCTCCTCTTCTTCTCTCCTTGCCCGTTTTTCTTGTTCTTTTTTCTGCTTTTCCCTGTTGATTAAGTCTGTCATTTCGGATTTGCTATATCCTTTGCAGAGCGACACATACGTTATTTTGGGACAGGCTTTTTTATATGAATCTATTAACTTTTTACATGTTGTTATAAGTCTCTCATTTGTTGAGATTAACTCAACGACTACTATATATGAGTATATCTCCGATTGGCGTATAATCTCATCTATAGGGAAAATATTTATATTTCTTTCTGCAAGTGATTTTTTTAGATGCGAAAAATGATAGTTGTTAAAATCAACAGAATCATTGCCCAAGGCACTATCTCCTAGAGAGACGACTATATTGTTATGTTTTTGCCTAAGAGCTTCAACGAATTCTATAATCTTATCATAAACCCTGTCATAGAAATAGCGCAATTTTGCTCTAAAGCCTGCTAATTTGTTGTAGTTTTCGCGTGCACTTGGATAATATAAATAATCTAAATCTTCGACATCACAATATGATACACAAAAATGCTGCCATACACGATATGTAGCCGAAACCATTTTACCATCATAAGTAAGTTTCTGAAATGGTATATCGTAAACATAACAACCGTAATTAGTCAATAAAGAATTATTCAAATCACGGCTTTCCTGAGTGAATATTTTCTGAGCATTTTCCCACTCATTTTGACTATTGACTTGTTTATAATTCGCCTCGTAATTTTTTATTTCATTTTCATGGTTGATTATCTGCAATCTGACCATATTCTTATGTGTATTCTCAAACGCACTTAATCCTAATGGATAATTATGTCTAAGCAGATTATATGTTTTATCTATTTCATTGAGAGCGTAAGCATCCAATTCAATCAAATGCCCTACACAATAGAGTCTTTTCCCTTCTTCTGTTTCTGTAACAAATTTTGATTTGCAGAAATCTTGATAATATTTCGCCCTAGTTTCATTATCTAAAACCTCATCATCAAACTTCATGAGTGAGTCTTCCTTTTGTAACTCATCCTTAATGCGAGTTTCCTCAGAAGCAAGCGTATATAACTTATCATGAAGTTTTTCGTATTCTTCCTTTGTTAGAGTGTTTATAGAACGAGATACTCTACTTGCCTTAGAGCGAATCTCTCCTATACTAGATAATATTTGAGTAGAAGTGAAAAATCTATCAGATAAAAATGGATTGTTGTTGCTGCATTCACGTTCAATACGTTGAGAACGCTTACTTTTTCTCTGACCGGGTAAAGTCACTGTTATCCCGGGAATTGACGGAATTGATAACTCTTTGAGTAATACGACAAAGGCATGAGGATAGTCAGATGCCGCTTTAATTACTTTTTGCCTACGCTTTTCAAACGCTTTTTCCTCTGCTATTATAGCTTCAAACGCAAGTATTTCTTTTTCATGGGATGCTATATATGACTTGTCGCTATAAGTAGGTTCAAAGTCAAAACATTGAGAAAGAGTACCTACGATTTGTTTACCTTTCCACCTACGAAATGCTTCCGGGTGGTTATTAACCAAGTTTTTATATTTAGATATTACATCTGGATTAAAAACACCTAATATACTGTCGAACAATCCCATTTTTACCGAATTAAGGTTAGTATTTCATTAGGTTTTACAATGGCGTGAGAATAGCCGGAATGGAGCAACTCCCCTTTTTCTTTAGTACCCCAAAAACAAGCAACACTTTCTATTCCAGCAGCATTAGAAGCTTCGATGTCTATTACTCGGTCTCCGAAAGAGATTGCATCCTTAGCCGATACACCCATCAAATCAAGAGCTTTCAACATTTGAGCTGGATGTGGTTTAATGGGTTTCGCATCATGATACGACACTATATGTTGAACTGGCAGATTGTAGTGAGCGACAATCTTTTCAACGTATGGTCTTGGCGAAGTGCTGACTATTGCACATGGAATATGATGTTTTCTTATAACCTCAAGAACTTCAGTCATTCCGTCATACATGACCGTTTCAGAAATACGCCTATAAGCTTCTTGCCAATTTCGATTATGACGCAAGGATTCCAGATTGGTAGTGTCAACCAACGTGAGGTCTAAATCAAAAATTACGCTTTTCATACCTCAATCGAATAATGATGGTTGCACTGGCTGTAAACTAGTCTTATGCTTATTCTCTATTTGGAATATGGCATCATCTATTCCGGTAGATTTTAATGGATAAGCACCTTTATCTTGTACAAGCATAAGATTCCCTTGTACCTTTTCATGTGAGCTATCAGCAGAATCGCGATATACTACGGCAAACAGCGGTTTTCCCGATGCAATAGTTGCATTTACCGCATGCATTGTTCCCCCTTTCACACCTGTTTGAACTACTACGGTCGCACGTGCCAGTCCTGCTTGAAGTCTATCGCGTGCTACCAGCCCATATCTACCACAGCTTTGACCAACTGGATATTCACTAAGCAATAAGCCTCCTTTCGCAACAATATCTTGTGCTAGAGTAAGGTTTTCTTTGGGGTATATTGAATCCCAGTCAAGTCCATTAGCAAGAAATGCAGTCGTTAGCCCTCTTGCTGACAATGCTCCTTTATGTCCTGTTGTATCACATCCTATGGCAAGTCCAGAGATAATGTTAAAACCTCTTTTGGCAAATTCAAAAGCAAAGAACTCTCCGGCTTTGATTCCGTTGGGAGTTGGCTCACGAGTGCCGATTACGGCTATTCCCGGTGTTTCTAATACCTTAATATCGCCTCGATAATAAAGCACTAATGGAGGGTCAAGTTTTCCTTGCTCGTTTTTGCAATTCCGCAAAATCTCCGGGTATAAAGAATCGTAATATGTGATAATACCTATGCCTTCTTCTTCGGCATGTGCGATAATGCGTTTTGCACACTTGTTCGCCTCAATTAAATCATAGTTGGAAATAGATTCAAATTTCTTCCCTTTAATTGTAGTCAAGAGCGAACTTAATTCGTCTAAAGTCGAGATTGGAGCAGATGTATTTTCCCCAATCTTTGACAATATAGTTTTGTTGCCAATCCCTTCCAATTGTTGAAGAGTTATGACAAGTTCCGGTGTTAGTAATCGTTTTATCATATTATCTTAGTGACCATCTCTTGGCAAGAGATGGTCACTAAGATTTACTTTGTTGAAACATAGGAGTTTGCAGTTTTTTTAAGTAGGTATTCGGTAAACATTTGGTGTTTTTAGCAAAACAAAACCTTGGCAATAAGTAAGATTTTCAGCGTTTTATGGCCAAATAATCATTATTTTGCGTAACTTTGCATTATAATATCCGTCTCTTGCCAAGCGTTGGACAGATTCGCCAAACATTCACGGCTTCACAGCAAATCCAGTATCTTCTTATTGGCTTTATCCACCACTGATGTATCCAGCGAAGCAAGGTAAATCTGCGTGGTGTTCTCTGAATCATGCCCCATACCCTCGCTGATGACGGAGATTGGCACATTGCGGCTTTTGGCGATACTTGCCCAAGAGTGCCGTCCAACATACATCGTCAAGAGTATCGGCAAGTCCAATTGTTTTCCTATTTTCTTCAGCAAATGATTCACCCGATGAAGTTCGTTGGTGTATTGTTTCCGATAATCCTCGTCCCTTTTTGTGATGATAGGCAAAAGGTATTCCGTTTCATTTATCGGGTATTTGTCAACAATCTCCTGCATACATCTTTCCCATTTGATGAAAAGTTGCTGCCCCGTCTTTCGTCTGCGATAGGAAAGGATGCCGTTCTGCAAGTCTTTCTTCCTCAGATAAGCCATGTCAATGAACGACATACCCCTTGTATAGAAACAGAATAGAAACATATCACGGGCAAAATCAAGGTTGGGTTTCAATGACAAGTCCAGTCCTTTGATGTGTTTAAGGTCGTTGAGCGATATGGCTCGTTTCAAGGTTTTCTCTACTCCCGTATAAACAGACTTGAACGGATGCCGTTGCTCGGTCAACCCATCTTCAACGGCACGGTTATAGACCGCTTTCAGAATGCGCATATAGAATGATACAGTATTGGGCGAGTTGCCTCTGCCTTTCAGATAAGCCTCGTATTCTGCAATCAGGTCAGCGTTAAGCTGGTCAAACAAGACCTCCTTGTCATTCATAAAGCCGCTGAAACTTCGGAGTGCTGCCGTATAGGTTTCTGATGTGCGTATCTTACCCAAACGTTTCAATCTGGCTATCTGCAGGCAGATATAGTCGTTAAACGATTGCTCTTGCCTATTTAGAAAGCGTACAACTATATCATCCGCTACAAATGTGCCGGATTGTGATAACGTGTATATAATCTTATTCAACCTGTCCTTGTCCCATCTGATACGGGAACTTATTGAAAGCAGATAGTTATTCCGTTCGTCCTTACTTGAAATAAGATGTAAGTTGACCGCTTCGGAATGGCAGTCCCATTCCGAAGCGAAAAGTTTATAATCGGTATATATCTGCCTGACTACACGATTGTGAATCACCTGATAGTAGAGTGTGCCCTCCTTGTCGCCTATGGTAGAAGGGCGAAACTTGACCTTGACCGATGCCATATCAATCGGATTTAGATTGCTTCCACTTAGTTTGCATCTCTCTTGAAAGCTCCACAATCTCCCGGCTCAACTTCACAAGGTCGATGGTACACTTCTCCAGCTTGTAGAGCAACGCCATCGCCTTCTTCTCCGAGAAGTGGATGCGCAGCTCCTTGACGATCTGATTGTAGTTCGTGCCTATGCAGCGGAACTGGGCATGGAAATCTGACAGTTTGGTGTAGTAGTCTAGCATCGTCTTGTCCACCTTCAGCACCTTGAACTTCTGCCCGAAGAAGTGTGCTTTCAGAAAGACGGCTTTCGCATACAACTGTGATTCTTCGTACATCGTAAGGAATTTGTTCCATTCCATATCATCGAAGCGCACCATCACGCAGTGCGTCTTCGGATTCAATTTGGGATTTCTCCCGTATTTACTCTGCTTTTTCATTCTGCTTATTCTTTCAATTTTATGGTTCATTCATTGTCTAATCTCCGATTAAAAAATTCCGAAATTATCCGACTGCGGAGGATAATTCTGCCCACGGCGGTGCAAAGATTTTCAGTTACCGGAATTAACCGGAGTAACTGAAAATATATCTTGCTGTGTCTTTGAGGACACAAGAATCCTCCGCTTGTCGGATTGGTTTGTGAGTATAATAACTCATTTGGAATATCAGTCAAGACGATGGAGTGTATCCACCGGTTTGACTGGTTCTAACGTAATCGGCTCAGAGTTTGCACCACTGCTCGATATCCTCCCGGTAGGTTTCAAGGTGCAGGCGGGCGAGGTTCTCAATAAGTCCCGATGCACTCATGCCACGCCCGCCGAGACGGCGGACAATCCCATCCAGCCGGTCACGCACCTCACCGCTGACGAACACGGGTTTGCGGTCGGTTATCTTGGGTACTCGCAGGTAAGCGGTACGGTACTCGTCCAGCGACAGCCTGCGTTGTTTGCTGCTGACACGCTTCTGCAGCACTGCCACTTCTTCGGGCGTTCCGCCTGACGGTTCATCCACCGTAGCTGTTTCCGCTTTTTTCGTGACGGTCTTGCCGGGTTGTGCCAGCTGTTCCGGATCCAGACCGATGTTCCTGTAGAAGTCGTCCATAGACTTCTCGCTGCGGGATTCCCTGCGTCCCATTCTTTCCACGATTTCATGAGCCTGCTGCTCACTGATACTTGGTTCTCTTTTCATTGTCATAAAACAGATTGATTAAGTTATTACTGTGGTCTTGCTCTGTGCCTTGACCGATTATCGCAAGTAAAGTAAGATACTTTAGTGCAGTCAGTCAATCGTTTGGGCTCGATTAGACAATTTTGTGTGACTTTGCTTTATAGTGACAGAGACACTGGTGAGGACTTCACAGATTCGCCGAACGTGAATAGCCGGAAGAACAAAGGTGCGAATACAGGTGTTGATTGTCACCAGTCATGCCGTATCATGGGAAGCGCAGTAATTCTAAGGCTGAGTGGAACGAAGCCTTAGAAGAGGGCTTACGAAGTATATTTTGAGCCAAATTTCGCTCCAATCGTTTTCGCACCGAAATTACGACTTTTATCTCCGTGGGCTTATTCGGTTCGTATTCGATATAAAAACGTTGTAAATCGAAAGCAAAGCTGATTATTAAGCATTTTATAAACAATGAAGAATAAATAAAATATATTGATTAAATTTAGAATGTTTTAAAATGAAAGAAATCAAAGGCATAGGATTTACAATTCCTTCCAAAGAAGATGATTATATAGACTTAGAAAGTTTATCATCTCTTTCTGATGTAGATATTGCAATCTTCTCACCCAATATTAGATACAATTATAATAATGTATCTTCAATCAGTCCGTATCAAGGTGATACTCTTTTTTCCGAATCATATTCTCCTCGAATGAAAGAGTATTTGGCACATTGGAGAAATGAATTAAAATCCTACTTAGCAAGAGGGGGTAATTTATATGTTGTATTAACAGAGAAAGAGAGTTACTATGTTTATACAGGTACGAGAAATTCATCAGGAACGGGAAGAAATACTCGGATTACCAATCACGTAGCTCCCATAAGCAATTACAATTTCTTGCCATTTGATATCACTTATCACAAATCTCAAGGAACTAAGATTATCCCTAAATCAAATCTTATCAAAGATCTATATAATAACTTCAAAGATATACTTACTTACGAAATGTATATAGGGTGCAACAAACTGCAAGATGTCTATTTTACAACTAAAAATGGAGATAAAACTTTAGGAGGAATTGTTAGTACAGAAAATGGCAATATAATATTTCTTCCTAAAATAGACTTTGATAGGGAAGAGTTTTACGCAGATGAGGATGAGGAAACTTGGAATGAGAAGGCATTACAAAAAGGTATTGCTTTTAAAAATTGCATAGCAGCTCTCGACAAAGCAATAAGAAATGAAGTTGAAAAATCGGTCAAACCTGATTGGATAAATAAAAGTGAGTTCAATATTAAATCAGCAGAAGTCATAAAGCAGAAGAAAATAAAACATGAAGAAGAAATACAAAAACGCAAAGAAAAAATAGAGGAATTAGAATTGTTGTATGAAGAACAAGATAGTCAAAAGACTTATTGTATGAATCGGGTAAACCATTAGAAAATGCAGTAATTAAAGCGTTGAAAATCTTAGGATATTCTGCTGAAAATTACGATGACGGTAAACTTGAATTAGATCAAGTCATCATATCTCCCGAAGGAGATAGATTCATAGGAGAATGTGAGGGTAAAGATAATAAAGACATAGATATTACTAAATTTCGCCAATTACAAGATGGGCTTAACGCAGACTTTGAGAGAGAAGAGGTTTCAGAGAAAGCATATGGTCTTTTGATAGGAAACCCTCAAAGAATGATTGATCCAAATTTAAGAACGCTTGATTTTACGGAGAAATGCCAATCTGCAGCCAAAAGAGAGCAAATGGGACTTATCAAAACTGTAGATTTATTTAAGGTATGTCGAACCATATCCGAAAATGAGAATATGCAAGATTATGCAAAATCTTGTCGAGATGCAATAAAAAGTTGCTTAGGAGGCATTATTGTTTTTCCCAATTATTGTGAGTAAGAAACAGAAACATTCTTGGCATTCCGCCCCTATTTCCGCCCCTTCAAAAAAAGAAAAACCTTCGAAACCACTATTAACAAAGGGGGTTCGGAGGTTTCTTTGAGGTTCCTGGCGCACTACTTCCAGTACTAATAACCAAGAATTTAGCTCTATAACGGGCTACAAAAATCACCGGACCCAAAATTAATTTCTATTCGGAGACAAACATTTTAGTTCGAACCAAACTTGATTTTTTATTGTTTTTTGTTCGGGAATTTCCCGCCTTTAATTATCTTCATCCTGTTTTACCTGCGGAATTATCAAGTAACTCCAGCCTAGTTCTCAGTGATGCATTTTCCGAGACCAACTTCCTATTTTCACACTCCAACTCTTTATTTCTATCACGCAAAAAAAAGATTAAACTATCATTATTATGCGTATTAGACATATAATCCGTGATTTCAGGAAGTTCTTCCACATACATAGTACCTTTACCGGTCATCAACCAGTCTGCACTGAGACGTGGATAAGCACATAGAATACGTTCTATACTATCAGAATTCATTGATGACCTATTCTTCAAAGCTTTATTCACAAGTCCATTTGATAATTTAGCGCTAACAGTCAAGCTATTAGCGTTCAATTTCTCCATTTTCATAAAAGCTTCAAGACGATCTATGAATGCTTCTTTAGATAGTGACATATTCTCCATATCATACCATTTTAGAACATTTCTCCACCAAAAGAGAAATTTTCTTCATTTTTTCATTGCTTATATAGAAATGTTCTATATATTTGCAACGTAGTTTCAAAATCAATGCAACAAATGTACAACAAAACTAGAACATGTGCAATAGCGAAAAAACGCTATTCCTTTAAAAAAGGATATCTGCAAGTCTCATTAGAGGAAAAAGATAAGCTCAAAAATGACTTGAAAGTAGTACTGAATAACCCTTCAAGATCATACTTCTCAAAGAAGCTAAATTCAGGGATTATAGATATTTCTGTTACCCTATTTACAGCAATTACGAATGTATTCCAAAAATACGGCATAACAGATTGCTGGACAATTGAAGAAATGTAACTATGAATCGAAACATCACACTAGCAAAACGAGAAAATGAAATAGCTGAATGCGTTGCCTGGGGAGGATCTTATAAAGAAACGGCCTCATTGCTTCAGATCAGTGTTCGGACTGTCGATAACACACTTCGCAGAATCAAAGAGAAATTGGGATTGAACAAGATCAATGAGATTTCAGCCTGGTGGTTCTGTACACATCATGATATCAGCTTTGACCTATCCCCTTTCGCAAGGAAGATTGTCGCATCAACACTACTCATCGTATTTCTAGGAGGTGAAATTGCAATATTTACTGACTCAACATGTACAGTCCGTCGCCCTCGCAGGAATCGTACAGAATACCGTACCAGAAGACAGGAAACTTCTATTAATCAACCATATATTATTTAACCAAATACGCATAAGGAATGCGGCCGGTGCAAATCCGGGATTTTATTTATACATTATATTCTACTCAAGAGAATAGAAGTTTAATCATTCCAATTATTAATCATTAAAACACCGTGTTAAGGAGACACGTAGGGTATCAGTCCCTGGTTAAGGTTTGTTACACAAAGATTGCCGGGTGAAATTCCCGGCATACGGGTAGTGGTGTAAGGTAACACAACGGAGTTTTTCAGCGTTTCTCCGGTGATACGGGGTTCGATCCCCGAATGCCCACGATTTCTAGTATTAATTTTAAGAATAAACATTATGGGAAATTTAGACGAAGCAACAAAGAGAATGGCTTCAGCAATGAATCAAATTTCAGAGATTATCACAACAAACGGGATGGATGCAATCTGCATCTTACATAAGGAAGAAGCCGGTATTTCCGCCACCCCATTAATCATCCATGGATCCTCTCTCAAAATCACACTAGCAATTGTAGAAAGCATGCTGAAATCTCCGGAAACTCGTAATCTGTTACGTGGGGCATGCGAATATTACAAAATCCGAGAAACAGAGAAAAGAACAATGACTGAAATGCCGCCTTATCTGGAGGAATTCATAGACGAATTATTAAAAAAGATGTAAGAGCAAGCTATGAAAGTTGTACACTCTCCCAGCCCATCCGCCAATCCGAAGAAAAGAGAGAAAATTAATCTTTTCGAGAATGATGATCCGGAAGAAGTTGCAGCTCTATGTCAACAATCTGCTCAGCAGGAATCAAACAAAATATTGTTAAGAATAGACGCCCGGACGCAAGTTCTCGTAGATCCTGAAGATGCGACTCTGGAACATGCGGAAAAACTACGGCAGCGGTATAAATTAAATTATCACCGCAAAGCCGTAGGAGGGCGTAAAAAAGGATAATACTATGTACGTAGACAATGACCATCGTGGTTACCTCACGATTAACGATATTCATCCTGAAGACGCAAAGCGCCTTCAACTTATTATTCAGCAAGCGGACAAGCAACTTTTATCCCATTCCATTGAAGTCCTGGAGAAACAACTTCACTCACAACTCATAGAACTTGTTTCTCCTATACAAAATAATAAACCATAACTATGCATTTTACTGATGATGACATAAAGCGCATCAAAGATGCCTCTGCTAACCATTTGGTAGACGTAGTACAAGACTTTCAGAATCTTCGCAAGTCCGGTACAAGCTACGTTTGTGACTGTCCCGTCTGCAAGGCTTCGAAGAAGTTTAGTATCAATCCTGCTAAAGATATTTATAGCTGTTTTTCCTGCCATCAGATAGCTGGAGCAGGTGCGCTTGACTATTTAATGAGAGTTGAGAAAAAAGAATTCCCTGATGCTCTCGAATACTTAGCACACAAATTTAGCATCTTACTTGATCAACGGCCGGAAGATAAAAAGAAGCCGGTTATTAAGATGAAAAAAGGGAGCAAAAAAGCTAAAGGGAATGATACAGATAGTTTTTGTGCTAAAATGCTTTCTGAATCAGGTCTGACATTTGAGGATGTTACTGCAAAAGTATATAAAACCGGCGATACTAGTTCTGTCTTTGAATTACGTACCTTTCGTCCAGGCACTATCAATGAAAATGGCGTCATCGATCCTAAAGGCGACGACGTGATCATTGAATACTATGATCTTGAAGGAATGCCGGTAACATATGCGCGAAAAGATCACCGGAAAAAAGAAACAGGAGAACGAAAAGAATATTTCCGTGTGCGATGGCAATTCCCGGATGCCCATCTTGATAAAGAGGGAAAACCTTATAAGTACAAGTCACCATCAGGAAGCGGCACCCCAATCTATATTCCAGAAAAACTGCGACGTTTATATAAAGAGAAACAGCAGATACACAGGCTTTATATTCAGGAAGGCGAGAAAAAAGCAGAAAAAGCTTGTAAGCACGGGATTCCGTCTATTGCAGTTAGTGGTATACAGAATCTCGGACTAAATGGCGCTCTTCCGGAAGATCTAGTCCGTATCATCACAACTTGTGGCGTAAAGGAAGTGGCTTTTATCTTCGATTCAGATTGGGACGACATAAGCACAAACGTCCGTCTTAATGATCGAGTCGAAAAGCGTCCTAGTTGTTTCTTCTTCGCAGCTCGTAACTTTAAGGAATATATGCGTACCTTAAAAAACCGGAATATTTATGTTGAGATATTTATTGGACATATCCAAAAGAATCCTGCTGGAGACAAAGGAGTAGACGATCTGTTAGCAAATAGTCTAAGAGAGCATGAGGACGAGTTAGCTCAGGACATAGATTATGCTTGTAACGAAAAGAAAGGCCTAGGGAAATACATAGAAATGTTCAAGATAACAACTTGGACAGATCATAAGCTGCAAGAACTTTGGTGCTTGCATGCACCTGAAGCATTCGCCGAACGCCATAAAGACATACTAAAGAATCTTCCGGAATTCGTATTTGGAAGATATCGTTGGAAATTTGACGATTCCGGTAAATTTGTCCTCGCACAGCCTTTTGATGATGACGAAAAATTTTGGGAAGAAGTTGAAAAAGAAAATCGATCCGGACAATCTCGCATCGAATACCAGTTCTGCTATGTCAACTCACATAACTTCCTACAAAATCGGGGGTTTGGACGCCTCCGAATGCTGGATAAGTCCTACCGTTTTATCCAATTGGATCCTCCGGTGGTTAGAATGATCGAGGCATCAGATGCACGCGACTATTTATTCCAATTTGCTAAGCATTATTGTAAAAAGGAAGTTAATGAAATGTTGATTAAAGGCGTTTCTCAATATGTAGGTCCGGACAAATTATCACTATTAAACTTCATAGAACCAGACTTTATAAAACCTAACCGGGAAAGCCAGTTTTTCTATTTTGATAGTAACTGCTGGTATATCACGAAGGATCAGGTTTCGGAGATGGGATACGAAAACATAACACATCATATTTGGGAAGAACAACGGAAGCAAATAAAAGCCAAGTATCTCAATGCCCCCTTGATCACTTTCAGTGTTGACTCAAATGGGCAATACTCATACGAACTTTCAGAGGATGGTAGTAAATGTCATTTTCTCCAATTTCTTATCAACGCCTCTAATTTTACATGGCGCAAATCTCCGGAAGAAATGGAACCTGATGAAATCATTGAAAACAAGATTCATTTATTGAGTAAACTATGCGCCATCGGTTTTATGGCAATGGAAGCCAAAGACAACAATGTCGCTAGAGCTGTTGTCGGCATGGACGGAAAACAATCCGAAGTTGGCGAATCAAATGGACGTTCAGGGAAATCACTGCTTGGCGAACTAATGAGACATGTTACTCCTACAGTTTACATTCCTGGTAAACGGCAGGATATATTCAATGATCAGTTTATCTGGAATGACGTACAAGAAAACACAAAGATAGTTTTCATAGATGATGTGCTATTGAATTTTAACTTTGAGTTTCTTTTTCCGAACATCACCGGAGACTGGAGTGTAAACCATAAAGGTGAAGGCAGGTTTACTATCCCCTTCTCAAGATCCGCCAAAATCTATATTGCAACAAATCACGCACTAAAGGGATCCGGATCCAGCTTCAATGACCGACAATGGCTACTTGCCTTCTCTGACTTTTATAATGATAGCCACAAACCTGTTGATGATTTCGGTACCCTATTTTTCTCGGAATGGGATTTTGATCAATGGAACCTTACTTGGAACTTATTGGCAAACTGCATCCAGCTCTATCTGCAGTTTGGAGTCATACAAGCTCCAGGCGAGAGACTCGAACAACGGAAACTCCGTCAAGAAATGGGAGAAACTCTTATATCTTGGGCAGATGAATACTTTTCAAATGAGGATCATTTGAATCGGCGTCTTATCCGCAAGGACCTATATGATGCTTTCTGTACATACGATCCGGCACAAAGGAAGTTCATCTCCCCGACGGCTTTCAAAAAGAAATTTATAATGTACTGTGAATGGAAAGGATATATTTTTAATCCTCATAAATACGATAGCAAGACCGGGAATCCATTTCAGATGGATAAAGACGGACGACCTATTATTGACGACAAGGCTGGAGGAATAGAATATTTCACAGTTGGCACTGGAACTTACACTGGTGACAGTTATTCAGCTGATACCAGCTTTGAGGATGAACAGAAACAAATAGACTTTTAAAAGATAGCGATGAATATGGGAAAAATATTACTAAATGAGGTATTATCTCATGCTGATAAGTTAAAAGAGGAAATCAAGAAACGTTTAAAATGCGAGATTGTCGATTTTGAGATTGTAGAATATGAGTCCGGGGAAATAGGTGTGCATTGGAATGCTACATACAAAAGCGAAGCTTCATACGTGGATATTCCATATAAATGGATAGTGGCAGGTATTCATTGGGGTGAAGGACTTATTAGTATGTATGCAAACCCAACTGACTTTTTAGTATTTAACAAATAAAAATGAGCCTTGGGCGGGCTTTGTAAAACCCATATATACAATGAAATCATTAGATGAAAAATCGGCTGAATATTCAGCAAAACTATGTAACCAAACAGGTAACTACACTAAGGGAGAGATTGAAACTGCTTATGTTATAGGTGCTACAGAAAACGCAGAATTGATAAGTGGAGATTCTGGAACATTCGGGCAAGCGATTGCAGCTATGCAAAGAGGAAATCTTGTTACCCGTAAAGGATGGAACGGAAAAGGTATGTTTATTTTCATGCGACCTGCCGATGAATTACATATTTCTTTCGTTGCTCAAGGAATAAAGTCGCTTCCTCAGAGAGTGAAGGATTATTATTATCAGGATTGTGTCGATGAAAATGGTAATCCAATTGATTTAAAGAAAGATGATGTTGTTAAGTTCACAGCATACATCTGCATGAAAGCTGCCGATGGCACTATCGTAAACGGATGGTTAGCGTCTCAAAATGATATGTTGGCAAATGACTGGATGATATTTGAGTTTTAACACACTGCCATATGGTGGTTGAACGTCCGCCGTATGGCTCAATACGAAATAGAAATGAACAAATTTAAGATTGGAGATATAGTTTCCTATCGTAATACGAGAGGAAACATAAAGAAGGCTGAAATCACTTCCTTTGAGACTGTAGACAATGGGAAAGTCTGGTTTCATGGCATTGATACGGAGACTAAAGCAAAGGTTTGGTATCCGGTGCATATATCCCAAACTTTAGGAGAACCTAAATGTAACTGTTTAAATCCATTCTGCCCTACGTGCGGGAATGAAGTTTATGAATAACCCTCAAAACAAGATATGAGTTGATTTATGGTAACAAAAACAACATTCAAAAAGAAGTTCCCGGACGTTAAAGTACAGAAGCTGCAGACCAGTGTTGTCTTCAGCAGGCAACAGGTGGAAGAAACCGTGCTGAAGATGTGCGATTCTCTCGGCACCGGACTGCTTTATTACAGTTATTCCAACAGATGGATAACTGTTTACACTTCTGAAAAAATGAAGAAGGCATTGGACTCGATGAAACCAGGTTCAGAAGTCTTTCACGAACATTATGGTGCCTATGGCAAGGTGGTAAGTGAAAAGCCTTCCATCATTTGCGGAGAGTTGTGTATCAGAGTTGACTTTGGAGGGATGCCGGAAAGTGGAGTGTATAGCTGTGTATGTTTTATAATGTAAAAAAATCAAATATGAGCAAAGGTGTAATTTTTAAATATAAAAGCAAAAACGGTGAAATGGTAAAAGCCGTTGCATTTAACAAAGAACAAGATTCATGTTTTTCAGATCATGGTAAAGTGTTCCTTAGAATATTGAACGATGATTGTACTTTCAAGAAAACAGAGGATGGCAAAGACATTATTGCCGTTAAAAACGGTGAAGAATTGGTACAGACAGGGTTTTGGGATTAATTAATAATTTATGAATATGAAGAAGAATAAAGGATTTACAACACCATGCTATATGGTTGTTAAAGACGGAAATCACGCTAATCGTCTAATGATAGCATTAAAAAATATTGGTGACAGAAAAGTATATGGAATACCAGAGAATGTCACATATCCTTGTGTTTGTGGGGTATCCACGAACATTATATCATTCGGTGAATTGAATGATTTAGCCGGATTCATTAATTGTGAAGAAAATGAAGATTTGTTTCTTGCATTAGTATCACTGCGAAAAGATTCAGATATTCATCAATGGTTTACTGATGGTGAGAAATGGGTAATCAGCGATATCCATTCTCTTCTTGAGCTGAAAGAGTATTTTCAATTAATTAAATTCGACTACTCAAAAACTCACAAGGCAACAGCCGAAGAACTTATCAAGCATTTTAATTCGTAACAACTGAGATATGAGCAAGAAGAATAATTACCGCTATGTAGCCTATGACGCTGCAAACGGAGAGTATGAAGAATTTGAGACATTGAAAGAAGCAGAAGACTGGTTAAAGGAGGGTGACGGAGAAGGAATCTCCGATGAAGCTTGTTGCGGTCATAATTATATTGCAGAAATTCAATATCGGTCTGTCGTGACGAAGACGGATGAAAAATCAAATTATCATGTACATACAGATGAATGCCCGGAAGATTGCGATGAAGAAGAGTGGCCGTACAATGATGATTTCGACTGGATAGGGCATCATTATTACGAGAAAATTGATTGGAATAAAGAATCATAATAGAATAGAAATGAGCAAAATGAATGGAAAAGAAAAAGCAAACTTTAGAAGTCTGCTTAGTATATGGTTTGTTAGAATTATCAGAGGTGGGGACTCGAACCCCACAAACTTCGCCAAGGCGCTGCTTACACCCTTTTAGCTTCAACGGTTGGTTTTCCTCACTCGGACTCCGAAGAGAAGCGAGCGTACAGAGACCGAAATCTCTAAAATCCAATTCAGTTTTTGATAAACGGATTTTTTTATTGGATTCAACGATGCAAATTTAATTAAAAAAAACAATATACCAATGATAATAGCATGGTTTTCTTGCGGTGTAACATCCGCAGTCGCTTGTAAGATAGCATTAAGCTTGTATAATGATGTGCGGCTTTACTACATAGAGACAGGTTCTTGCCACCCAGACAACGCTCGTTTTCTGTCTGATTGTGAAAAGTGGTACGGGCAACCTATCCACACTATCCGAAGCAATAAATATAAATGTGTAGCCGATATTCTACGTAAAGGCTATATTAACAGTGCGCATGGTGCCGCCTGTACTCTTGAACTGAAAAAGAAAGTCCGGTATAAGCTGGAAAAAGAATTGAAAGAATGGGACGGGCAAGTATGGGGCTTTGATTACGACCCTAAAGAGATAAACCGGGCAATTCGATTAAAACAGCAGTACCCAAACACAAAGCCACTGTTTCCGCTTATTGAAAAGCAGATTACGAAATCTGATGCTATGGGGATGCTTTGGAAAGCTGGCATTGAAATTCCGGAAATGTACAAGATGGGTTACAATAACAATAACTGCATAGGTTGTGTGAAAGGTGGCATGGGCTACTGGAATAAAATCCGGAAGGACTTCTCAGGTGTATTCAACCAAATGGCACAGATAGAACGTGATGTTGGCGCAACATGCCTAAAGGATAAAGACGGTCGCATCTTCTTGGACGAACTACCAACATGGCGGGGTGACACAATAGAAGAGATTATACCGGATTGTTCTCTTATCTGTCAGATAGAGTTTCAAGAAATACTTGATAGGCAGGTAGAACGAGTTTTGAAAGGAGAAATTAGTATTAATGATGTAGCCTAATTAGGCTCAAAAAGAAATAAGCATGAACAGAAATGAAGTAGATGAATTTATTGAAGACAATTTCGGTCCTCATGATAAATTAGCCATATTGGAATTGGTAGACGAGGTTAAGAAAGATGCAGTACATGCATTCGCAATATCATGTCCGCTCTTTGAAGAGAAAGATGGCCTTATGGTATGTCATAAGGAAGAATCTCCATACACTGAATGCCTTCACCGATATTTCAATATACGTAACAAGAAAGATATGCCACAAGGGATTAAACCTTGTAAGTATATAGAGAATTTTATCAAAGAAATCAATTTATAATAATTACACAAATGAGCGAAGATCGAGGCGCTAATATCCTGGCGGCCATCCAGCAAATGGCAATGGATAATAATCAAGGTCTGAGAATGACTACCACATTAGTCAATGTTACAGAAGAACAGCGTGGAAGTATAGTCGGATTCGGTACAGAAAAGGAGATGGGCGAGGACGCCAAGTTCCAAATCCGAACAGGCATGCCCGGAGAGTATCTGGCATGTGCGTTCTTCATAAAACGGAGTGAACTAAAAAAATACCTGGAACATGAATAGAATGAGATGGTTCGTCATCGGACTCCACCTATATGTATTTCCGCCAGAACCGGAAGTAGGAGACATCGAGGCTTTACACAACTGGATCCCACAAAAAAAAGGAATCATTGAGACGCTAAAATTCAGGTTTCACACCGGTATTTGGAGCTATACAGCAGGGAATATAAATTATCAATTTTAAATGCACTATCACTATTCTGCACTTAAGCATGGGAACCTATCAAGAAATATTAGACGAAGTTCTTCCTCTATACCGGCAGGATCCGGAACGCTTCATGCGTTTCTATCACGCCGTCAATAACATTCTTGCTACAATACCTGAAGGCAAGAGTATTCTTATAGCTGACCATTGTAAGCCTGCATCACGTGATCTATTCATTAAAATAGCTTGTATGTATATTATTGAAGAAACAACAAGGAAAGATGTCTTGGATGACTTTTTAGAGTTTTCTGACGATTATAGCAGCATTCGACATGTGCCTAAATTAGTGCCGGCACATGTCCGGCCACACTTTTACTCGAATCGAAGATGAGTAGATTATCCCAATTTATTACTCTGTAAAGATACTAATTTTCACTGATATACGCAACATTATGACAATAAAAAAAGAGAATAAAATAATGGTAGTAATAGCCCCATCGAGCGATGAACGGGAACTATTCATTTCCCGCCTGGCCGTTCGGCTAGGTTTTGCCAAAGTCCCTTCGGATGCTAAAAAAATCATCCGCAAGGATATCTATTCCTTTGACCTGCCTACTGCCTACTTCATTCTCTGCAGTAACTACAACTTTCGCGGCTCTGTCATCACGACACAGCGTCTCTACGAGCTTGCCGCAAGGGGTATCTGCGTAGTCGTTGGCGTCAAGTCACTACCGCGTGAGTACGAATTGATATCGCAAGTGTTTTATCCTGATGATTTGCGCTAACATAAGTCGAATCATTTATTGCCCGGTGATGCTTCTGCATTACCGGGCTTTCTTTTTCCGTTCCCCTCGCCTCCCCTTCATTCATCAAGAACGTTTTGAACAAATGTGCAGGGGGAGAGACGCCAAGCGCAGACAGGGGGACATATATATTTTTTTTATTTTTCTTTCTTTCTTAAAAATACCCTACCTAAAAATAAGGGAAAATTTTGTGCTTTCGTGCAGACACCCTTTTTTCGGCATTTATTACATTATAAATCAGATATTTAAACACCGCACGATTTTCGTACAAAAACGTACGATTCGTACAAAAACGCACAAAAATGCATTTTGTACGGAGTACGAAGATTTTGTGCTAAAAAGTACACTATTTCGTACGCCATTAACTATCTGATAAACAACACATAAACAGAAAGCATAGCTCATTTAGCACGATTGCACAAAAAAATAGTACGGTATCAGCAAGGGTTATATGTACAATACCTCGTTTTTTTATTGATAAAGGCAAGGATTACTCAGTTATATTTTGTACATTAGCTCCACACCTAAACCACTATGCTTTATATGATTACTACTAAGATTGAAGTTCCACAGCATCTTAAGGAGTATCTGATCGGAAAGTTCTGCAATTTGCAGGACTCTCCGATTCGCTTCCCGGATAAAACGGATATCTACCATTTTATCTACGATCTGTTAGAACGTCGTCCAGCTAACATCTTTAAGGATCATGGTAATCTCACCATCATCCTTCCTGAACGTACTACCGGGAAGGATCCTAAAACTTACAATTACCTGGGAATACGTTCACAGATAATTCTCATTCGCAAGATCGAGAGAATGCTATGGGCAGAGGTACATGATTACCTGGATGAGCAAAAGCACACTTACGGAATTACCTATATCGACGGGATACACAACTTCATGACTTGCTATGGGATTGATTCCATCAGCGAAGATGCATTCAAGAAGAATTATTATCGCTGGAGGGCTAATCTTCGACGAAAAGAGAAAAAAAGAGGCTATCACCGCACAAAAACATGACCGAGCAAGTGTAGTTAATTGTCCCTTTTTTGATCAAAAAATGTTCTAAAAATGCGTACTAATTGAAAATCAATAAGTTATGAATAACATCAATAATATGGGAGGCATATTATTTGCCGAAATCCTGAATACAGACGAAATAGCCCTGTTTGCAGTACATCAGAACCAGGCATGCATCAGAAGCAAGGAAGGACACGACTGGTATCCGCTTCCAACGCGAGGAGTCATTGAAGCTCCAACTGTCGCTTCCGATGATACTAAAGACGCAGGAATCACATATAAGCATTCAGCGACCATCCAGTTTCCCCGATCCGCATTAGAGGGGAATACAGCAAACGAGCTGCGCAATAAAGTTCAGACAGGCTGTGTTCTACGCTGTCAGGACACACAGGGACACAAGTATATCTATGGCACGAATGAATACCCACTCCTCGGAACCTTAAACCTGATTATAGGGAAAAAGGTAACCGACTTCACCGGATATGAGCTGAAACTTGCCGGGACCTCATTACATTCGATGCTCTCCTATATCGAAATTTAACCGTCCTTCTGCACCCTCACTAATAGGCGTATCATTGCACCAAAATCAGTGCAATGAGCCAAAAACGTATCATTCTTTCCGATTCATCGCTTAATCGTTACGGTTACCGGGTCCTTACCTCTGGAATGCTCCTCGAAGCATTCAAGAAGAACCCGGTGATGCTGTATATGCATTTTCGTGATGAAGGATCTCCCATTTGGGGAGAAACTAAAGCTATCGGGCATTGGGAAGATATACAGCTTGAAGGCGATGTACTTTCTGCCATTCCTGTTTTCGACAAGGTTGATCAACTATCTAAAGACATTGCCGCAAAATACGAAGCAGGGACTTACAACGCCGCAAGTGTCGGTATCCGCATCATTGCTACATCAGCCAACAAAGACCTTCTGGTACCTGGTCAGACTCGCGAAACAGTTACAGAGTCAGAGCTGATGGAAGCATCCATCGTGGACATACCGGCAAATTCCAATGCCGTTCGCCTCTATGATCGTTCCACATCCGTTCTTCTGGCAGCGGGTATGGACACGAATTCCGTGCCAGCATTATCAACAACTTCATTCAAAGACAAAATGACTCTAAAAGAATCATGGTCAGCTTTTTTATCTTTTCTGAATATCAGTCAAGATAAGGCAGTAACGACCGAATTATCAGCAGAGAACCTCGACTCCCTGCATAATGAATTCACCCGTCTGAAATCGGAGAACAGTTCTCTCGTACATGCTAAACAGGAGATCGATCAGAAATTATCTGATGCGACTACTGAAATAGCGACTCTCAAGACAACAGTAAGTGAAAAAGATCAAGAGATCGCTAATCTGAAAACCGAGGCAAGCGGCAAGGATTCAGAGATCACTCAACTCAAAGAACAAGTAGCCAACCTAAAGAAAGCTCCGGCACCAGGTGAACCAGCTCCTGCCCCAAAGGGTGAACCAGCCGCAAACGGAGGAAAAGAGGAACTGGCTGCCTACTGCGAGGAAAATGCCGGCAATTATCAGGGAATCACAGAACGCCTGAAAGCCGACGGACTCCTTTAATTTACTAACCTACCTTAACTATTTAAAGAATATGTCTCAAAAATTAATTGACGTATCGAAACTGAACCAAACCTTAATCACATATGATAAGGCGCTTCGCGCTCTTCCATTTGCTACCCTGCAGGAAGTTGCCGCAAAATTGGGATTGAACGTGATGGATCTGCAAGGTAAACATGCCTTGATCAATGAACGCCGTCGTGCCGGCGGAACTCAGTCTTACAAGATTGGTAAGAACTTCCGGCTGGTTGATAAGCTGCTCGGCTATGAACCTTCTGTTATCGAACCGAAGGATGTTGTATGTATCACAAAGGAAAACTCTCAAAAATACGATGACGGTGAACTGTTGATCGTAGGAGGTCAGCCGGTCAGCAACATCAATAAGAAACATCCTCTTGAAACACGTGTTGCCTTCACATTAGTAAAATCCCATGTTGAAGATGTAGTATATACATTGTTTCATGCAGAACGTGATGAAGACTCAACTTCACCGTCAGGTGCATTTGATGGTCTGTTCACCAAAGCCGACATGCTGATTACAACAGGTGATGTCAATGCTGCTCGCGGCAACTTTGCTCCATCAGGTCTTTTTGCTTTGCCCACGAAGGATACAGACTCCGCCGCTTATGAAAATTTGGTTGAATGGATTGGTGGTGCCAACACTTACCTGCGTTCTTCCAAGTCGGGGATTCCACAGTTACTTTGTGCCGAAACGGTCTTGATAGCTGCACGCTCTGCTCTCCGCAACAAACTGAGCATGCAGGAGTATCCTTCCATGCAACGCATGATTGAGCTTTTGCGTGAAGACGCAATGTGCCCCGCCCTTGAAATCCTCTCTCACGAAGCATTAGGGCAGGGATCACGCCTGATCCTTCAGAAGAAAGGCAATATGGATGTTGCTTTCAATACCCAAGCCGCAACCAAGTTCTGTCAAATTCGTGATATCTACGAAGATCCGAATGAATGGCAGTTCTGGCTGCAAACCGGTTATGACACCCGTATCCGCGACTGGCATGAAAAAGTATACCGCTGTAATGAGCAAAAGAATGAATCTCTTGACCTCGCAGGAGACTATTGCAAGACCGGAGGCGTACAAGTTGATATCACAGGAACGGAGAATGCTGTCTGGAGCATCAAAGGCAAAGTTGCTGAACGTAGCAATGGTCAATGCATCATCGGTCTGACACCCGGTAAGTACACTATTGAGTTTACTGCTGTAGACGGTAAGACTAAACCTGCCGATAAGGAAGTGACTGTAGTGGAAGGCGAGGTAACAACCGCAACTGGTGCTTATACCTAAACTGAGATAAAAAAATGAGCGGCCATTTTGGGTCGCTCTATCCTATTCACTCTTAATAATTACACTAATGAAAAAATATACTTACCTAATTTTCTGTTTGTTATTTGTGGCTTTGGTTATTGCAATCCCGGAGCTGCACCCTCAGACATGCCATCTTGATGGAGATACATTGACCATGCTGGCAGCTGGTCCGGCCTTCGCACCGCTGAAATGGAATGTCGGTCAAAATAATATGGGAGGATATAAAGGACGGTTGCTGTTCATTCCATTCGATGCTCCTAATACAGTACCAACCGTTCCGGATCCCGGCAAAGCTGCAGACAATGAAGCACTAGTGACGGCAGCCGGTGCATTTGCTTTTCCTGCAGAAGGAACGTATAAGCAACCTATTTATCTATATAGTACAGATGCGACAGTCGAATATAAAGCGGAGCAGCAAGGAGAAGCTGACGGGATCAGCTATAAACAGACGCTAAGTTTCTTCTTCCCTGGTAATACCCCGGAAATGCATGCATTCAATGCATTGGTAAAAAACACAGCAGGCTATTACATCTTTGAAGACTCCGACGGCAGGCAAATGATCATGGGACAGCCGGGATTATATGCTTCTACTGCTCCTTCCTTCAATGGAGGAAAAGCAAGAGGTGACCGTCGCGGTACCACCTATACGGCTACCGCCGATTCCAATTATTCAGCAATCTTCCTGGAAACTCCTATTGATATGGAAGTCATAGGCGGATTAAAACCAGCCCCAACACCTCCAAGCGAATAATATGATCAGACAAGAACAACTCAACCAATGGTTAGGAGACCGTCAGCGCAAATATGTTGACGGCCTGGTTCTTTTCAATGCTCTCGCAAAGGAAGCTATGAAAAAGAAATTTGCTGCTTACCTGGCAGCAGCTCCGGAAGATCCCCACATCTTTGATCCGCATTTCACCCAACTCGTTAATTGCTTGTCCAAACTCGACAAGGAGATTAAATTCTCCCCTTCCTTATATCCTGCCGCAATGGAAGAAATTGTTGTAGTAAAGACCATGAGCGAGAATGATCGAAAAAAAACGATCGAATCCAAGCAAGCGAATATCGCCTCCCTGGAAGAGTTAGTCAATAACCTTCGGTCACGAATTGATAGTTTGGAGAACGACAGTGAAAGCCATGCTGATGAACTTGTTTCCCTTCAGGAACAGTTTGACGAGAAAATGTCAGAGTTATCTGCCTTGCAGAACGAAGTGAACGCTCTGAACACACCTGGTGTCAAGATCATCACAGAAGAATCACTCAGCCCGTCTATTCGAAAGGCTTATGCCCGTATCAAGGAAATCGCACCTCTATATGCAAGCTTGCATAACGATGTAGCTAATTCGGAGATCCCGGCAGAAGAACGGCAGCCTATAGCCGAAGAGCTCTGCAAGCTCGATGACGAACGCCGCCGGCTTTGGAAGCAGATCGACAGCTGGGCAGAAGGAAAAGGTGAACTGAGCCTTAAAGAGAAACGACCGGTATACAGTGAGAATGGCGTAGTACGCGGTATTGAGATCGCACGTCAGATTAAACGTCTGAAACAAAACATTACTAACAGCCAATCTGCTGCTAACCGCGCCGAATCTCAAGGTAAAAAGACTGTTATGCAAAATGCCTTAGATCGTGTTGCCGGCTACCAAGAAGAACTGGCAGCACTGGAAAAGGAAATTGCGACGCAACAGAGCGCAAGTAAGGAATAACATCAGAGGCATTGCCCCTGGATCTATGAACAGTTCATGCACAAGCGAGGGCGATACATCTAGTGTTGTCCTCGCTTTCGTTTGAATACAACAAACCACTATAGTTATGCCTAAGAAAGATCCCACATATGACCGGATAGAACGTGCCTTGTTCAAAGACAGAGAGGAAGCATCAAGCATCCTGTCCCAACGGGAAATGGAAATCAAAAAACGAATGATGCTATGTGTCAGCAAAAAAATGGAAGATCCTCTGATCCAAGACACCGAACTTGTCAACTTCCTGATGAATGGATGCGGAGGTAACGCAGATGCCGTATCACAGTCACAAGCATACCGGGACATCGGCATGATCAACAGATTAGTTGGCAACATTCAACTGGCCGCAAAAGCCTGGTATCGGTACATGATTGTCGAAGGCGGGAAAAAAGCCTTCAGTATGGCAATAGACAAAGAAGATGCCAAGGGAGCAGCTGCAGCGTTGGACAAGATAGGTAAATACACTCGCTCGGACAAAGAAGATGAGAAATTCGACTACTCCCAGCTCGTTCCTCCATCATTTGAGCCTTCAGATGATGTTACCCTTCTGGAGGGTCTGGAACCTATTGAAGACCTTGAAGGAACCAGGTCAGAAATGCGAAGCAGATTCAAAGGTATGTTGAGCAAAAAAGCGGTGGACATTCGTCCCATCGAAGAGGAGGAAAAAGAATGAGTACACCCCTCTCTCCTATCTTATCTGCCCGTGAACGCCGCAGAAAGCAATATGAAGTCGTAGACAAATTCTTCAATAAGATGCAGCGCCAGGCGATGGCCATCAACGCACATGACGAGTATATAGTCGCATCACGTGGTACCGGGAAGTCCGAAGGTATTGATGCCCGAATTATCCTTCGGAACGTATGGGAAATGCCGGGATCTTTGGGTGGTCTCATCTCTCCGTCATACGCCAAGGCATGGGGAAATACTCTTCCGGCAATCTGCAAGGCTTTGGCTGAATGGGGATACATTCAAGGCATTCATTATGTCGTTGGTCATAAAGCTCCTGCAAGCATGGGATTCGCCAAGCCTGTCCGTCCTGTCCTGGGTGAAGGCTGGAGCAATGCATTCCACTTTTGGAATGGTACGGTCATGGTGATCCTGTCATTCAACCAAGGGATGTCTGCCAACTCCATGTCGCTGGATTGGGTGATAGGCCCTGAAGCTAAGTTTCTCAACTATGAGAAGATTAAAAGTGAAGTGGATCCTGCCAACCGAGGCAACCGGCAATACTTTGGTGAATGCCCGCACCATCACAGCGTAAGCTACTCCACAGATATGCCGACCGCATCGATGGGGAAATGGATCCTGGACAAGATGGATGAAATGTCCCCACCTCACATCAACCTGATCAGAAACTTATATCTCAAACTGCAGGAGTACAAACGCAAGCCACTCACGGATCATGTGATGCGTCAGATCAAAGAATATCAATTTGACCTTGATCTAGCGAGGAAATACCAGCCTCCAATCAAACCGCAGCCGGGGAAAACTAAAGAATATACAGTTTTCTATGGTGAATACGACGTATTCGACAACCTTGAAGTGCTGGGAGAAGATTTTATCTGGCAGATGTATCGTAACTCACCACCGCTAATTTGGCGTACCGCTTTCATGAACGAACGCCTGTTCCGTGTACCGAACGGCTTCTATTCTGCGCTGGATGATAATATTCACTTCTATATCCCGAAAGACAATGGACGCCTCCGGAATCTTGGATGCAACTGGGGAAAACTGACCTCCTGCGGCTGTTTGGGAGACGGAGATCTTGACTTCGATCAGGAATTGCACCTGGCATTCGACTCAAATGCATCCATCTCCACAGCTGTCGTAGGCCAACTGAATGAACACACGATGCGCATTCTCAAGTCATTTTATGTCAAAACACCAGGGAAGCTACAAGATCTTGTCAAGATGATAGCCGACTACTACCGTCCGAAACTTAATCACGATATAGTAGTCTACTATGATCATACGTTCACCTGGGAGTCAGGATCCACTACAGAAACTTATGCCGATATCATTGAACGGGTATTCAAAGAGAATGGATACAACGTGACGATGGTCTATGTCGGTCAAGCCCCGAAACATGAGTGGAAGCATCTGAATATAGACTTGACTCTGAAAGGAGATCCGCAATTTCTATGGATCCAAATAAACTTGCATCAAAATGAATTTCTGAAGATCGCAATGGAACAGACTGGCATCAAGCAGGGAAAGAATGGATTTGAAAAGGATAAAAGGCCTGAAGGGAGCGATGACACTCCTGACAATCCGGATGAATATAAGACGCACATAACTGATGCATTTGACACGCTGTGGCTAGGAATGAACTTCTATTTCACGGCACCTGGATCAAACTCTAGTGGTGTATTCTTCCTGAATAACAGGTAGCCACCAACCAGTCTCAAGCAATTCTCATAGAAAAAAAGGCAAAGAGCTGATAACCAATAAAAGGGGAGGAAAAAGAGGGAATATTTTCTCTTTTTTCTCTCGTCTGACCACGCACCGCCCTAAGAAAATGTTTCGATCTAAAGTTTTTTTTCACCCCTTATATGCTGGACCTCACTACTTGTAAACAAATTTCGTTTTTATCATTTTGGGGCCTCTGCCATGTCCTTTACGACCTACTGCATACCCGATACCTTTGCTGAAAAACAAGACATGGACCCCATCCTTAAACAACAATTGCTCGCATTCATACTTGGTGGTAGCTTTCTATCAACCATCACAGGATTCGTCACCCTCAAATACACTAAAAAGCAGGCAGAAGCTAAAGCTCTAAGCTCTGTACAGGACGTATATCAAGAGCTCATCGCTGACCTGCGAGCTGATAAGCTAGCTATGAAAAAAGACAAAGAGGAAAGCGAAACGAGGTGGACAACTCGCATTGAGAAGCTGGAAAATAATCAGCAATCGCAGGATAAAAAGATAGCGGATAACGAAAAAGAAATAGCTGATCTCAAACGATTCAAATGTATAAACCTATCGTGTAACAATCGAAAACAATGAAACACTATGCACACATTCTTATTTGTACTGCCTGCCTTGCATGCGCTTGTTCTTTTTGTGGTTGCCGTGCTACTTATCAAAACGATAGTAGCACTCAAGAGCAAACCCGTCTTTCTATCTCAGACTCAGCTCTACGCATCAGAACTGAAGATGCCTGCTCCCGATTCAACCTTAATCAAGAAGAAGCAGACAAAGGCTGGAAAGTCAAAGTTAACTTCGACACATCAAAGCCGGCAGATCCGGAGACCGGCTTATCCCCGATATCGAATATCGAGATTGAAGGGAATGAAAAGACAGTTAAGACCTTGCTACAGGAAGATGACACTATACACGTATCTGAGAGTCAAGAAACGAAGAATGATCTCACGCTTCAGCAAAGAAAACAGTCAGCCTCCCACAAAGATGCCGGAAGTTCTGTAGCTGCTGGGATAGACAACGGGATCCAGTATGGCCTAATCATCGGGATCCCTATTATTCTTATCATCTTAACATTAATCATCCATGCAAGATTCAAGCAAAAGGATTCATCAAAGTAAAATATGGAAGCTGATGGAACGATATGCGGATGGGAAGCCTATAGAGTTTTCCATCCAGTTCTGCAAGAAGAGTACCGGGGAACTAATCACTTATGAACGTGCTGTACTCACTTCATTTCATAGCAGCGGTAGTACAATCAATGTACTGCAAGCCGGTGAAGCCACACCACGCAAGATCCGGCGCTGCCTTATCACCCAGTTTAATCATCTCAAAGTATATTTCTAATGAAATCAGAGCAACAACCTAACCTAGTTATGAAAGGGTACGAAACCTATGCAGTCCTGAAAGGAGGTGAGAAAGTTATTCAATTCAGTGATAACAGCGACATTGTGACTGACAAGGAGGCATCAGCCGTTGAAGTCGTCCCTAAGGGAAAGAAGGATCCGATCAAGTTCATTCCACGCGGAAGGAATAACGACATGATGTACGACATCATGCGTAAAATCGGCACCAACGTTACCATCGGCAGTAATGTTGAATTTAAGAATAAAGTCGTGTTTGGAGACAGCATCCTTGTCTACAGGAAGAAACGCGACGGAAAAACCCGCAAAATCATCAAAGAAGAAGTGCTTCCGGAAGAAGAACCCGAAATCTTTGAGTTTCTTGAGAACAATAACTTCAACTTCATCCGTGTAGAGCTCGCTAATGATCTTGTCATCTTCTACGATGCTTATTTAGAGTATATACTCAGCAATGATCCTAAATCGCCCAAACTCGTACAGATCAAAGCAAAAGAGGCAACCTGCTCACGTATTAGCGAGATCGATGAGAAGACCGGTAAAAGTGAATGGCATGGGTATTCAGCAGAATGGAAGAAAGGAACCCCTGAAGATCTTGTCGCCACTCCCCTGCTCGATCGACAGACTCCTTTGCTGGATCTTAAGAAAAGGATGGGACTTGCTCCTGATGATGAAGGAAACCTCGTCATCGGGAAAGATCGCAGATTCATTCACAATCTGCGTATTTCGACGCCAGGACGTTTTTATTATAGCCGGCCCTATTGGTGGAGCGTATTTGCTTCAGGATGGTATGATTTCTCCTGCGCTATTCCCATCTTCAAGAAATCTCTGATTAAAAATCAGATGGCTCTCAGGTATATCGTATATATCAAGGATACATTTTGGGAGAAGCTATTTGCAGACGAGAAGGTCGTCAAAGATGATGAAAAAACTGCCCGCAGACAAAAGTTTCTTGATGACATGAATGATTTCCTTGCCGGTGAGGAAAATGCCGGAAAAGGATTTGTTTCACATTTCAGGTATGACAGAGTAAAAGGCTTCGAGGATAAGGACATCATCATTACTCCTCTTGAATCGTTCTTCAAAGGTGGCGAATATATTGAGGACAGCGAGGAAGTAAGCAACATGATGTGCTACGGAATGGGAGTACATCCTTCCATCATCGGATCCGCGCCAGGCAAAGGCAAAAGCATTAATGGAACTGAAGCACGCGAACTGTTCACCATCGAGCAAGCCCTCATGAAGATGTACCAGGACGCAACCCTTGAGCCTCTGTACTTTGCCAAGGCAGTCAATCAATGGCCTTCGGACATCTATTTCTCTGTAACCAACTGCCAGCTCACCACTCTTGATCAGGGAACGGGAGCTACAAAAAACACAGGTCTAACTCCAGAAACTGAAGAAAAATGAACGCATTAATTCCCGATATTGAGACCTTAAAGAAGGTAGTCAAGATCAATTCGTCATTACCTTATGAATCTATTGAACCGTATATTGAGGATGCTCTTGATATCTATGTTAAGCCCTATATAGGGCAATCCGTCATTAAACAAGCTCTGACAGACCAAGAATCTGATATATATAGCAAATTATTGCGTGCGCTTGGGCCGCTGACCTTAATGCTTGCGACGAATGAACTCGGAGTCATGTTCGGGGATACCGGCATCACGGTCAGTAATGTACAAGGACAACGTTCTCCGGCCAGTGATTCAAAAATAGCGGCGGCAAAGGAGAACCTGTGCTTCCGAGGAATGCAAGCTCTTGACCGGCTTATAACCTACCTGGAAGAAAATAAGGAAGATTTTCCGGAGTACGTAACAGACCATATTTCCCCTTTCTGCTTTATCCGGAATGCACACGATTTTCAGGATCTTGGCATGGTAGACATCGATTACTCCACCCTGTCTTATCGTATCATGTACCCCACAATCCGTCAGCTTCAGGAACGAAATATTCGTGAAATGATACCGGACAATGTATATGCGGATTTAAGGGAAGCATACTCTAAAGATAAACCGACACCCAAGCAGCAGGTTCTCATTGATCATATCATTCGTTTTCTTGCAAATAAGACGGCAGAGCTCTATACCTCACAAAAGACAACCGAGCAACGTGTCGCCAGCAAAGCAATAGAATATTCACCTGCCATCCGCCCGATTTATCAGGATCCGGACGCAAACGGTAATTTCTTTGCTAGTCAGGCAACCTACTATGCCGGGAAAATACACACTTATCTGGCCGAAAATGCAGAAGAACTAGGCATTGAAACAAGATCCCAAGCTATTGACTTTAACTCCAAGAAAAAGAAGCTATTCACTTCAATATCATAATACTATGCATACGATACAAATCAATGACGATACATACACACTTCCTGGAAGCTGGGACGAGCTCACCCCGAAGCAGCTCCTATACCTGGTTAAACTCACTAAATCGAATATACCGGTAGAACAAGTTAAGATCTACATGATGCTCTATTACCTGAAAGCTCACGTATGCCGGCACAAGAAAATATTCAAAGAATATGTCCGTATCAAAATTGGGCAGGAAAGTGAAACAGTCCGCTTCCGGATCCGCAGCCGTCGGTACCTCCTTCATCCCGAAGAAATCAGTCTGCTCGCTGATCAATTTCACTTCCTGATGCGTGAGGAAGAAAACCATATCACTTCACAGAGGCTATATCTCATTAATCCGGAACTGACAGTCAATCCTTACCCGACACTCCGCTTCCGGTGCCGGAAATTCATCGGACCGGAAGACCAGCTGTTCGATATCACCTTTGAGCAATTCATGTATATGCAAACCTATTTGGATGCGATGCAGCTGGACCCTCAAAAGATCAACCATCTCCTAGCCTGCCTGTGGCATCGTGGGAACGAATTTGATATCAATCGTCTGGACAAGGATGCAGCTATTCTGAAACGTCTTCCCGACGACAGGAAGATGATCATGTACTGGTACATTCTTGGAAGCCTCTCCTGCATGAGCGCAGCCTATCCACGAATATTTTCAGGAGAAGGAAAAAATAATGGGCGTATATTCGATGCCCAGCTGCGACTACTTGATTCCCTGGCACAGTCTGACATGACCAAGAAGCCGGAGATTCGGAAAGGTTTGTTGCTCGATGCACTATACTCGATGGATGAATCCATCAGGCGCAAGGAAGAAACAGAAGAGAACTTGAGAAATAGATAGAAAAGTTTGTTACTAGCAAACTTTTTATTCGATTTTGTTTGTTACTAACAAACTTTTATCTATCTTTGTAGAGTCATAAGAAACGCGGGTGACGTCCGCATAAGTTCTTTTATATTATGGAACAATTGTTCAAGGCTATCCAAGCGATAGCAGAAGCGAATCCCGATGGATTCACGGTTGACCTCACAACCTTAAAAAAGGTCACAAAAGGCATTTCAGTCGCCTATCTCGAAACCCAAGACAGTTTTGGAGAAGAAGGACTGAAAAGAGTTCTTAACCATGCTTTAATGCACGAAAAGAAAGTCGGTGGATGGTTCAACGAAGAAAACGGAATGTTCTACTTCGATTCTATCCGGATTTTCACTAATCTCGAAGAAGCCAAGCAATTCGGACGTGAAAATGGGCAGATCGCTATTTTCGACATTGGGCAAATGAGACTCATCAAATTGTGATCCGGAGGGGCGAAAGCCCCTCCATTACAAAGTATATTGTATTATTAAATACCCGATTATCAAAACGTAAATTGATGAATTATGAAGAATCTTGAATTACTACCTCTCCCTGCCGAGAGTAAAAAGCGGATCGACGAGTTCGCAAGGCAGTATCAGCGCATGGGACATATCTCTATTGAGGTTGTATCCTATAATGAAGGTCGCTTAATTGTTCGCGCTGAACAAAAAGACCTGGTAAATGACAAGTTCCTCTCCAAAAAGGAACTGACGGAACGTATCCGTGATATGTTTAAGGGAGAGATCCCGGACGACTGGAAGCTCACTGTGTCAGCCGTGAACTTCGATCGCAAAGATATCGACGGAATCACGATTGACTGGATCAAAAGACGGATGGAACGCTTAGGATTAAAAAGCAAACATCTGAGCAACTATACAGGTATTGACAAATGCACTGTATCCTCACTCCTGTCCGGAGACAAGGAACTGACCAAATGGCACAAGGTAGCACTATATTACTTTTTTAAATATTACGAAGTAGCCAACTTTTAACTTTCATTTGTAAGCGGAGCAAAAAACTCCGCTTACTCTTTGTCGAATCTGAAAAAGATTGTACTTTAGCACCTGCCCAATATCGTTATTAAAACATGAATCCCTTACCATAGTGTAACCAGACAGCTGGTTCCGGCTAATAACACCGGTGGGCGCACTATAGTGAGGGATTCGCCATATTACTATGATATATACCAACTTCAATGTAGATTTGTCTTCAGAAGACAGTTCAAGTGATCCTTACTATGGCAGTGGAAGTAGTTCAGATGAATCCGCACCATTACCGGATATTACGAGTGACACTCCGATAGAAACCAATGGTTTGGATACAAGCGACTTTGTCAATAAATAGCAAATGCTATTAAAAAAGAAACGACAGCCATAAAAGAGCCGAATATCAGAAATGCAAGAGAGCGTTTAGTATGTTTGACTCTTTTTTTATTCATTTCTTCCTGCTTCGTTATTTTCTTTTGAAGTTCAACTAATTCATCGCTGACAACCTGCTTCTTTTGATCAGTATCTTTTTCTTTCCCTTTAAAATAAGCTATATATTGCGGTATAGTGAATTTATCAGGTTCTTTCCCAGGCGCGAAAACAGTATGTGGCTTGATGACGTGATAAATGTAACCGATGGAAATAAATGTAAAAACAACAATAGACAAACATCCGGAAGTCAAAGCTGCATCATCATTTACACTCAAATGCGTGAGAATATATCCTATTGCAGCTGTTAAAATGCCAAAATAGATAGCAAACAAAGTATATCCTCTTTCAGTTATAAGAGATTCTACACGGACAAGATCATTATGGCGAACCATAGCCTGTTCATAATACCATTCTATAAGCGATAAATCGATTACTTTTAATTGTTCTGCAGTGAGTCTTTCCATGATCTATATATTTTTGAGCTAAAATACATTTTTCTTTTGGAGCTACAAAGAAACTTTTGTACTTTAGCCGTTGCCAAATAATTAATGAATAAACATGAATCCCTTACTATAGTGTAACCTGTAAAATCAGGTTCAGGTATCATTAGACCTGTTGGCGCACTATAGTGAGGGATTCGCCCATTTCGTCAGATGGAATCATTAGACATACACCTCAAAGACTTAATCCTTCGAGATCTTCACAAGACTCCTAAAAAGAAACGAATCCAATTTGATATCTTTGACGAACTTCAAATAAGTTTGTCTACGGAACAACTAATTGGTTATCGAAAACAATTGGTCATGGAAGGATTAATAACAGAAGAAAATCCAGAAGAACTTGACTCACCTATCGAAGTAACCCCAAAAGGTTATGAAGTTATTCATTTACACGGGAGTTATGGCACCTTCATTAATTCGATACAGCAGGCTGAAGTACTAAGAAAAGAAAGTGAAAAATTACAAGCTCAAAACTTAAAACTAAAAAAGTATAGTACTATTATTACTATTACTCTTTCAATATTATCTTTTATAACAGGAATCCTACTATCAGACCTAATAAAAGGAATAATAAAATAAAGATTACTTTATAATAAAGAGACACACGAAACTTATAATAGTTATACGAAAGTTCTAATAGTTTACGCTTAAGATTCTTTATTTCTTGCTCCTGATCCATATCTAACTCTATTTTTGAGCTAAAATACAACATTATTTTAGTACATTCAATTTTATTCCTTTTATCTTTGCACTTGTAACAAATTAAAACCATATGCTATGAATTGTAAACTTGAAAAATTAGAAATCCCGGCTGACCAGCCTTTTCTAAATTGTAAATTAGGTCGAGAAAAGTACGCAGAAGTACTTAAAACTATTATTACTACATACAAAAAAGGATTTGTCTTAGCTATAGACGGTAAATGGGGAACAGGTAAAACTACATTTGTAGAAATGTGGAAAGCATATCTTGAGTTAGATAACTTCCAAACATTATATTTTAATGCTTGGGAAAATGACTTTATTTCAGACCCTTTGGTAGGTTTACTTGGTGAACTTAACAAAATAAATTCTCCTAAAAGAACAAAGGATCTAGCATCATCTATGATAAATAAAGCGGGAAGAATTGTACTAAAGGCAGGCCCTTCGATGTTCAAGGGAGTAATTAAGAAATATGCAGGTGAAGAAGTAGTTGAGATTCTTTGTGATTGTGTCGAAGAAGGGTCTTCTATGTTGAAAAAAGAAATAGAAAATTATGAAAGCCAAAAAGGAAGTCTACTAGAATTTCGGAAAGAACTCGAAATATTTGTAGATGAAGTTTGCGAAAAGAAACCATTGATATTTATCATAGACGAACTTGATAGATGTAATCCACATTATGCTGTAAAGGTGCTCGAAAGAATTAAACATCTTTTCAACATACCTAATATTATATTTGTCTTATCCATAGACAAAGAACAATTAAGTAACTCCATACGTGGATATTACGGAAGTGAATCAATAAAAGCCAATGAGTATTTGAAAAGGTTTATCGATATTGAATATACCTTACCCGATCCTGATGTTCAAAGTTTCTGCCAATATCTATTAGACTATTTTGAATTTAACACTGCTTTTTACTATACCCAAGATGAAGTGGACTATCATGAAGCAAAAGCTATCAGTGACTTATTTGTAACAACAGAGATAATTTTCAAATACAAGAAATTAACCCTGAGACAAGTTGAAAAAATATTCACTAATATCCGCTTATCTTTAAATTTGTTTAGTAACAAGCGTAATATAAATGCCAATTTACTATGTTTACTTACTTATCTACGGATTTGTGAATCCGATTGCTATGAAAGAATCACTCACAAAGAGTATACAATACAAGAACTTATAAATGAAATTGAAGCGATTTTCCCTCCACAAATGTTTGATCTAAGCACATCTATCAATAGAAGCACCAATCGACCATTTTATTTTACCATAACAGACTTATTGTATAGTTATAGTATAACTAAATTAGGGCTAGATTACGATAAAGATTTATTAACTAGCTTTGATACAGATGCAGAACTATCTTTCAATACAAAATCCATTGATAAAACTCTATTGATTGAAAGTATAAAACATACTTATTCACTAGATAATGTTATGCCTTTAGAAACTATTACAGCTAAGATTAACTTATTGGATAATCTTCAAATTCGATAGTTATTTACAAAGATTAGGTATTATGCAAACAAATACCTTATCTTTGTCCCCTGTAACAAATTAAAACCACACAAATGGAAACAAAAAAATTAACTGCTGCCGAAAGCACTCTGGCAGCTATGTCAAAAACAGTGCTAGTGTTAGGTTCCGTCGGATCAATCGCAGTCTTCTTCTCTTCATGTCTCGCATGGGAGATATCTGAATATTCCGGTGGGATATTAGGAGTAAACGGAATAAACTGGCTGGGCTTCCCTCCTCTCATTTATTGTATTATGGGAACAATAATTGGATGGGCCGTTCTTTCTATCCTCGTTGAGATCTCCGTCAACATCCGTACACAAAAGACTCAATCCAGTTGGAAAAAAGACTTTGCCGTGATGGTGGCTGCCGGACAAAAGGAAAAAGCCAGAGAAGTACTTTATCGTGGTATCATGGAATCTGAGGAGTTTAAGCGGGTATTAACCGGTGGGAATGAGAACTACCATAAAGAATGCATAGACGCTTTAAACAAGAAGTACAGTGATCATCTCAAAGCTATCGGTGAGGATACATTCGTAAACACCGATGATAGCGAAATTTATAAGGCTTTTAAATAATAAAATGATATGGGAGAATATATAATAAAAATCAGAGCAGCAGTAGATAATGTATATGTGCATGATATTAAATTCACTAATGACATCGAACAATGCGCTAAACTGCAAACATACGATGAAATCGAGAAGGACGTTAATTGTACTCATCCCGAATTATACAATGAAGGAGGGGAATATATAGCCTCTTTATTTAGGATTATTAATAATGAGGAGAAGGATATAGGAATGCCTGTAATCGCTTTCACTCTAAAAGAAGGAGTATGTCATTGGCTTACCAATAAAATAAAATTTGACAATATAGATAAGTCATAGAAAAAAGTCACTTATAGTTTGGCACTCTCAAATATTATCCTCATATTTGTAGTGCCAAATAACTCGTAGTAGTAAACTACAAAACCGATGAGTATCCGGATAGATGCTCAATACGAAATTGGGCTTTTTTTATGTCCATCAGTTTGCAAACAACACTTGTGTGTCAAAAGCAAATTCATATACGAAATAGTAGAAGTTTATTTTTTAAACGAATACGGCTGTCTTTTCCTGTCATACATATATACTCTTCGGGGTTTATACTATGAGTTGTTTGGCGACACGGGACTTAGACAGCCGTTCTTGCATCCTAATGGATGCAAGAGAACTTGTCTATACAGCCAAACAACTCGTAGTATATGAAACAAAAAAGCATGGGCACGACCTTCGTGCCCTCATTCCGTACCAACAGTACAGATGTAAACACACTCCAAGAGCGTTACTTCCGTGAACTTAAAGAAGACTGTGCTATCAACTCCGCATCAGACGCTTACTATGTCTCTGCCATAGCCTGTTTTTGCCTTACCTTTATCTTCCCTCCTGCCGTGATCGGTGCAGCCATCTGTGTTTATCGGGCAAAACAATTAAAAAAAGGAGGTAAGAAATGATATTCATTTATGATGTAAAGACCTACCGAAAGGTTAATAATAAAGGGCAGGAAATGTGTGAATTTGCCCAGGCATACGACCGTATCCTAGTACAGGATAAATGCGCAATGGATTCACTGAAGTGTGAATTTGAAGAAGTCGTCAAAAGACTAAACGAAAAATACCCTAACCAAAAGACGCTCATATTTAGAAGTAGTCATGAAACTTCCTCCGGAGGGCAATGGAGCTTTAAACTAGGAGATGACGATAGCACCCCTGTGTGCTTTATTTCTTATAGCAAAGTTCGTGGTCATTATTCCTTTGGTGAAGGTTCTCACCTATTAGAGCAGAAAGGAGACGAATAATGGCAGGATCCACAGAAGTTCTTGAGCATCAGTACAACATCAGATGTACCAAATTCCACATCAATGATTCCGGAAAAGGGATCAGCATCAATGTAGATTATACAAATGGCATATCATCAATTCCGGATTGCCGTTTTGCTACTGTTGCCTGTGAGGAGGATCTACAGCTATTGTCACAGACTCTGCAAGCCTACTTAAAACATCCACGGAAAAGATCAAAGCAAAAATCTAAAATCATCAAACATGATTTCCTTCTTCATAAGAAGTAGATCGCACCAATATACCACAAGCATTTATGTCCTTTATAGCCCGCCCGCAGCGGGCTATTTTTGTGCCCATAACCTAAACATTAAACGTTATGGAGTACGACCATTTTGCCTATGGGGAAGCTCTCGCTTCATCATTCAAAGACATTTCCCATACATCGGACAAAAGAAGATTCTTCACCGCATTCGGGCTGGAGGACCTAACGAATCTGGACGATCAACTATCTTCTGTCACGGGTACAATTCTTATCGCTGTAGATGGTTGCGAATCTGAATCAGAAGATAATGAAGCTGATGGTTTAAACGACAAACAAATATACTCATTCATTGTCGCTATGAATACTGTGTCCGGGAAGCCTGAGTCTACCAACCAGGCAGCAAAACATTGTAAGAAGATATGCAAACAGATTCGCAATGTGCTGCTGCAGGATCCTGATTTAAGAACGAACCTTGACCGAAACACCCAAATCAATGGCATCGGACCAATCGGGGATAACTTCTACGGTACAGTTCTAACCTTCTCCCTGAATCTTCCGGAAGAATTCTTTGTTGATCCTAACTACTTTTTGTGATGGGCTTTTATAAACGATTATCAGAGAATAAGGCTGAAATCAGGCGTTACAATGCGGCCAGGAGGAGAGCACAAAAGTTCTCTGATTCTCCATCCTCCCGCCTGATCAGAATGGAAACCATCTCAGAAATTGAAAGATTCAACCTTGCTCAGGACGCAGATAAGCTCAGTGCATTCAATAAAGAAGTGGAGCGATGGCAAGACTCTGTAACCACACAACTCAAAGCTGCTATCGGATCACGCAGTTTACGAATAGCCCGCGAGTTAGAACCGAAAGCATATACTGATAACTACGGATTGATCAATCGGCTTGGCTTCTCCTTCCCGCGTCATGGTGTCTATATCCATAAAGGTGCCGGTCGTGGACAAGGTGGTTTCATCGGATCCAAATGGAGTTATCTAAAACGGGTCAATGGAATTGAAATCAATACCAGTATCATTAGGCACACTAATCCGGCATCACTAGGCAAGCAAGACGAAGGTAACCGATGTGCTTACAGATGGTTCGATCCTGTCATCAAGAACAGACTCCCTGAGCTCGCAGACATCTGCATGCGCTATTTCGACACAATGCTTATCGACGCAACAAAAATATATATTGAAAAGTAACATCTTATGAATGACCTAAACCGAAGTATTAAAATATTCATCGACGGAAGTGAAGCATCTGCCGGAGTTAAAAAGATAGAAGATGCCATTTTCCAGTTAGAGAACAAAATCTCTGCTCTTGATAAAACGGAAGCAGGGTACGCTAGTAAATCCAAGATCCTACAAAAAGAGCTTGAAACTAAATACAAAGCACTTAACACCTACAAGCAAAAAGTTGCTGAGACTGACAGGATCCTGAAGAATCTTTCCGGAGCGACCTATGATGAACTGTTAGCTGTTAGCCAAAAAGTTCGAAAGGAGCTCAGGGGCGCAGTTCCTGGTACTGAACAATACAATGCTGCTCTGGAACAAAATAGACGTGTGTCAGAAGCAGTAGCCCGTGCACAGAGAAATATGAAGGTAGAGATAGGTGCACAAGCTACTCCCATCAGGCGAAGCATCGACTCCTTCAAAAGATATATCGGTATTATAACTACTGTGATAGCTTCTGTCACCGGTCTGACTTTTATGTTAAATCAGTTACGGGAAAAACGTGATCAGCGTGAGGACACCAAAGCCGATGTTGAAGCATTAACCGGTTTATCTAAAGAAAACATCGACTGGCTGGAAGGAGAGGCCAAGCGCCTCTCCACTACAGTGACGGAGTCGGGCATTCGTATTCGCCAATCTGCAACGGATATCATGGATGCCTTCAAACTGGTCGGATCTGCCAAGCCTGAGCTTCTTTCCAATAAAGAAGCCTTGGCCGCAGTCACTGAACAAACATTGATCCTAGCTTCCGCTTCCGGAATGACTCTGAGAGATGCTGTTGATGCTGTTACTTTGTCACTTAATCAATACGGGGACGGAGCTGATCAGGCGGCCCGTTACGCCAATGTAATGGCCGCCGGATCTAAATATGGATCTGCTGCTGTCGAATCTGTAACGAAGTCTATCAAAAGTTCCGGAGTGGCAGCTGCATCTGCCAATATCCCCATTGAGCAGCTAGTCGGTACAATCGAAACTTTAGGTGAAAAGGGCATCAAGGATGAGATCGCAGGCACCGGCTTAAAGAGGTTCTTCCTCACCCTTCAGACAGGTGCTGACGATACCAATCCCAAAATTGTCGGTTTGGAAACGGCCCTGGACAATCTGCAGAAAAAACAGTTATCAGCAACGAAGATCAAAAAGATGTTCGGTGAGGAAGGTTATAACGTCGCATCTGTCCTGATCAATGAGGCGGAGAAGGTCAAATACTACACTCAGGCAGTCACAGGAACCAGTGTTGCTATGGAACAGGCAGCTACCAAATCGGACACAGCAGCCGCAAAATTAGCACAGGCTAAGAATAAGTTGAGCGAAATTGGGGTGGAGTTAGTTGAAAAACTGAATCCTACAATTGTCAATGCTGTCGATGGTACTGTCAAATGGGGACAAAAATTTGCGGACCTGATCGGATTCATGATAAAGCATTCCGGGACAATCATCACCTTAGCTACAGCAATCACAACCTACTACCTCGCTGTGAAAGCCGCAGAATTCTATGAGACAAAGCTCAGGAATGCAAAACTCTTAAGCATTGCAACCGATAAGATCTCTGAGACTCTGAGTAAGATTCGGCTGGCATCTACCCTAGCCCTGTCTGCTGCAAAATATGCACTAGCCGGCAATACTGCGATGGCCACGGCCGCCATGCAGCGTCTCAATGCTACAATGAAAGGTAACATGTTGGGGATAATCATTTCATTATTGGCCACAGCAGCTGTTGCTATTTATCAATTTACCAAACGTTCCAATGAGGCAACTGAAGCACAGAAGCAATTCCAAGGGGAACTACTGAAAGAACAACGTTCACTCAACAACTTGTTCGAAGCATTAAAAAGAGCTGGGGAAGGAACTGAAGATCGCCGCAAACTCATTAAAGCAGTGAACGAAACTTATGGCCAGTATCTTCCTCACCTTCTGACAGAGAAGAGTTCTCTTGATGAAATCAACAATGCCTACAAACGAATTAACGGATCACTCCAAACGCAGATCGCCCTTAAAGTAAAGAATGAAGCTACAGACAAGATTGTTTCAAAAGAGATAAAGACTCAAGCAACAGCGCTGGAGAACATCAGTAGTAAGCTAACAAGCTCACTTGGGAACGGAAAACTCGTCAGTATGGTGATCGATGACCTGAAGCAAACCACTACCGAATTCCAAAAAGCCGGCATGGGATGGGAAAAGGCTTGGGGACAAGCCTACCATACCATTAGTGTAAAATACTTCAAGGGGAAATCACTAAGCAATGAAATGGGTGAGTATATGGAAGACTACATTAAGAGTGTATATAACATGGAAAAGAAAGTAGCTCAGACCGAAGCTAAGTTCAAACCATTCCTGGACCGTATCAACAATAACCTTCTTTCGGACACAGTTATCACTGGAACAAAGACTGAAGAAACAACACTCACCCCTGCTGACGAAACGGAAACAAAAAAGAAAATGAAGAAGCAGCTTGAGGAAGAGAAAAAGCTCTATGTTCAGAAACAGGCTTTCCTAAAAGAGATGTACCTGGAAGGAGGAGATGAAACTCTGCAGACCGAAAAACAACTTCAGAAAGAAATGGAATGCATTCAGTTGGAATACCTGGAACGTTCATTGAAAGTCACCGGTACAAAATCTAAAGAAGGCATTGAGATCCAAAATCAGATCAATGATCTGAAGCTGAAGATGCAAAAAGAACATACCCAAGAACTGATTGATCAAGAAAAAATAGACTATGAACGTCAGCAACAGGAATTAAAAGAGTTATATGCTTCCGGGAAGGATAAGAATCTTAATTCCGAGGCTGCATACAATGATGCGATGGAACAGCTCACCGTCATGCACCTGAAACGTATGCTTTCTCTTGCAGGATTAAATGCAGAACAACGGAAGCAAGTAGAGAAGCAGCTGCTGGACTTCAAAGTCAAATGTCTGAAAGAAGAACAAGCTGCACATGCTAAAGCAAAAGAAGCTGAGCAAAAGAAGACCGAAGCACAGACCAAGAAAGAACAGCAACAATACCAGGAACGTATCAACACATATAAGCAATATGGATCCGAGTTAGGATCTGCAGTGGGTAACCTGATCTCCGGACAAGAAAATGCCATGCAAGGCTTTGCCGATACCATGATCGATATCATATTCGATGTGCTGGGTCAACTCATTAATGCAGAAATCATTAAAGCTACAGCCACAGCTACCGGTGCAGTAGCAAGAGTGACAGCGGAAGCTGCAGCTATGCCCGACTCTGTAGCAACATTCGGTGCTACTGCTGCAGCTCGCGTCGCCATCCTCTCCGGATTGATCATGGCAGCACTTGCTACAGCCAAGTCCACTCTAAAAGGTTTGATAGGTGGAAAGCATTCATCCAGTTCTTCCAGTGACACTGACTCTTCCACCGACCCTACTAAACGAGCAACAGTCAGTGTATCACAATGGGCATCCGGACGTTATGATGTGATCGGAGAAGATGATGGTAAGAACTACCGTAATGTACCTTACATCGGATCCTCCCCTACCGGAATCGTCCGACGCACTTCCCTGATTTCCGAAAATGGTGCTGAATTAATTATTAACGCTGAAGATCTTGCCAGACTGCAGAAACACATTAACTATCCTTTGATAGTGGATGCCATCGAAGATGCCCGCAGCGGACATATTCCCCAGCGTGCCTCCGGAAATTATTCGGTTGTTGACAATTACAAAGAGAACAACAAGGAAGCTGGCAACGCAGCACTATCCGCTACCGAACTTGAAGGATTGCTCAAAGAGATAGGCCGCCTCATTAGTACGCTTAAAACCTTGAAAGCATACGTCACCCTACGCGATATCCATAAAGCAGAAGAGCTGGACGAAAAGACAAAGAAACCGTTTACCCGATCAACTAAATAAATCAGCCATGTCACTCAAAATATCTAACGCCTCCGGAACTTTCGACCTACAGAAAGATTTCAATACAGAAATAGAAGACAGTTCTCCTATCTATAATGAGCGTGGTTCCCAGTCCATCGCAGCCACCATACCAGGCACAAAGAAGAACCTTCGCCTAAACAAGCACATTGAGCGAACCGACATTGATACCGCTCCTGCCAAAGATGATCGTATCACGATTTCCGATGGCGTATATCACCGCGTCGGGAAGATGAATGTGGTAAGCGCATCCGAGGAAGAAGGTATTACCTTTAATGTTGGTTTTAGTGAGTCCGAATTATACAGCATTTGGAACGCAGTTTCCCTGCAATCTCTAGACATGCCGGTCTACAAACCGGAAGGAGGAGTATCTGCTCTCGTTTCCTATATTTTAGATAATAGATCAAAAGAAGACTCTCCGTTTTGCCTTTTTCCTATAGCCGTATCTTACAATCGTAAAGTAGATAAAGAGACCATAGACTACCTGGAATATCTAAACAACTATAACGGATCATTCGGAGCAGCCCGAACAGAAACTTTTTTCATAGATGACGGGCCGGTAGAAGTATCACTACCCGAAGGTTATGGAGTCACACCATTCCTAAAAGTAAGCTACATACTTGAAACCATCTTCGCAGCCTATGGCTACACCATCATCGAAAATCCATTCACTACACACCACCAGCTCAAACAGCTGGTAGTACTTAATAATGCTGCAGACTGCTGTGTCAAAGGTATCCTGAAATATTCCGAATTGATGCCGGATTGCACCATCAATGAATTCATGCAAGCACTTTGGTGCCGTTTCGGTCTGCTCTATTTTGTCGATGGAAACACCCGCAGCGTCCGGCTTAAATTTATACGAGATATCATCAACGCTCCTCACTCTTCAGACTGGACACTATTGAAAGCATCAAAACCGGTCATTAATTTTGAAGAGCCACAGCAACTTAAATTATCAGCTTCAACTAATGTGAAAGGCCCGACGGATGAATCTTCCGCTGCACCCGCCGCCGAATCACTGGACAAATTTCTCAAGCCATACAATTATATCGTAACGACTAAAGCTGGAGGATATCTAGTCTATAAGCCTCAGTATGCAGCCTATTACAAAACAGACAATGTCACCCAACAAACTGAATTTGTATCCTCCGAATTCTTTTCTTGGGACAGAGGAGCAGATATGGCATACAAAGAGATCTCCTCTGTTGATGAATTCCTCCCGTCCAAGCTGGCTATGTTTAAAGTAAGCACAACCAAAATTATCTCCGTCCCGCTTTATCTTTTCAGCAAAGTACATCGCTATACTACTATTACAAGTTCAGACGTCGACATATCCGAGAATCTGGAATACCAGACTCCACTCGCTTTTTGCTTCTCGTTCTTTGACTCAAACAGCTATTTGGTCTACGGATCGCAAAACTGTTTAGATTCACAAGGTAAGCCGGCACTGGATAAGCAGTATGGTGAAGCCTGTGACATATCACTCACTTTTGTTGGCCAATACGGATTGTTCAGTCATTTTTGGCGTGATTACGATGCAATACTCCGGCATGCCAATCATGTGGTCGAGACTGATGTGCATCTGTCTGCACAACAATGTATGAATCCGAGCTTCCTGTCCCCTATCCTGCTGGATGGTCAACGTATGTTGCCTGATTCAGTCCGATATACACTCCCTTATCGTTCGTCGGTTCCGGCTAAAGTAAAGCTGCGAACTATCAAACTACTTAAGCCTTTTGATTTAGACAAAGAGCAAACTGTACCTATTGTTGAACAACTCTACACATGGAAACGATTCGATAATAGATCAGCCGCTGTCAACGCTGCGACCAAGAGCCAAGTAGATGAATGGAGAAGTAAATTGGGAAAAGACCAAACCATTTATGATCTGCAGTACAAGAACGCATCAACGGATGCTCCTAACGCAAAGATACCTTTGTCTGTACCGACTGAAGAGGACTTCAATAATAAACAAGAATACTTTATTTATAAGGCAACGCACAGTTTTGATCTATACTACCGGGTACGGACATATCTAGGTACATCAGGTGGTACCATGCATTACGACATCAGCGATCCTAAAGGAGGAGTGCATTACGATGTGCAATATGACCAGTTTGTGCGTGCCGAACTGTTTTAGTTGTCCTTTATCACTCATGTTATAATCTTCAATTTTGCAATTATGAATAATCAAGTGACCATTACAGCAGCTATACAATCCGCCGACATCGAACAAATGTTGCTTGCGTATAAATCGTATTCAGGGAATGCCTCTGCTACTTCTGATGAGTTCTTTGAGTTCCTCACCCTTCCGACTGCGGAGCGGGAGGCTTTCTTACAGCATCAATGTGCTTGTGATTATCAGGTACAGGGATCTATTGTTATACCTAACTACCAAGTAAAATGAGCCTACTATCAGTAAACATATATCCGGCCAGCATGGCTTTGACCGGGAACCCGATTAAGCTATCGATCAGTAGCAGCTCGCGTGCAACCTATACCATTTCAGCTGATGGAAAAGAAATATTCACCGGCAGCGGAGAAGGCGACTTCTTTGTCTTTCTACAAGACATCCTTGCTGATGTCGTGCGACCGGCACAATTATATAATGAGTCTGAGAAGATCCTGCTCCAAGCAGATAGTTGTGCCAAAAGCATTACAATCAACGTTTCAAACGCAAATGGAGAAACAAAGGTTTTATATCTAAACGTGTTTATCGGAGGAGTCAGCAAGCGAATGCTCCGGCATCTGCATGAAGAAAACAAAAGCGTCTTTCTCTGGAAGTTAATGAATCCGGAAGTGAACTTCTTCCAGACTACACGAACGACCGGAAAACTTATCACGATCAGGGAAACGGAATTGCTGCCTATGCCTTTCATCTATCCTGAAGGAGGAGTTATGAAAATCCTCGCAAACGGAATAGAGACAACGATAGAAGGATCAGCCGGGCAACCGGTCGCTTTGAATATATATCGCCTCCGGAAGCAGTTGTTTGATACACATCATATCTTGGCTTCCGTATTTGATGTGTATGTAGGAGAGAAAAAATCTTGCACGATCGTCATTACGCCGGGCACAATCAGCCGCGAAAGATATCTCCTGCAGTTTCTCAATTCATACGGTTCCTATGAGTTAATCGAAATCACCGGTATCGGTACCATCAAGCGCGAAGCTGACGAAGAGAACGCATTCAATGTGTATGATGAAGTTATAGACGACTACGTAGAATCTTGGGAAAGATTATCCGGAAAAGAATCTATGACTGTAGAATCAGGATACCGGACGAATGATGAACTAATTTTTTTGATCGATATGCTATCCTCTGAAGACGTCCGTATCCTCGGCATGGACGGACGAAATATCAGAGTTAACGTCACAGCTGAGAACCTGACCAGAGCAGCTCGCACAACTTCTCCGGAGAGTGTCAAGTTAACCTTGCATTTTAGTGATTCAGAGCAAAGAGTTACCGGATCATTCGGTGATGATGATTTCGGATCTGCACGCATACATACCGAACAATTCACTTCACAATTCAACTGACATGGCAGATAACCAGGAAGTCATAGATAAACTCATTGATTACATCGATCAAGCCATTCTGAAGAACAGTGTATCTAACCGGGATGTGGCAGCCGTATTATCTTTCCTGAATGAAAGATATAAGAATATGTCCGGATCCGGAGGGAGCCTGACAAAGGATATCCGCGTCACAGCTCCACAAACCGGATACATTAAACCGGGCGATGTTCTGAAACAAGGAACAACATACGAAAGTCTCTTTAGGACGATGCTCTCCCATGCAGAGTCAGCATCCCTGGTAGGACATCTGTCAACGTCCAATGACGTCGAGTACGGGACGGCTAAAGGACAGATCACTTATATAGCAAGCAGGTATGGTAACGGTGAAATGATCAAAGCATATTATGATTACAATGAAGCATTCAAAATGGAATTCTCAGCAGAGAGCAATGGCGAGCAAAGAGCTGTACGAGTCTTAGACGGATACTATACTCAGGGAGAAACCTATGCTGCCACAGTGGTTTATGCTGCAAGCGCAGATAATGCCATACCGCAGCAAACTTTAAATAATAAGATTAGCGTAAATGTGAGGCGTAAATGGTTCGCAGGGGTATGCTCCTCTATTCCTCAGTCATCTGCTGATATAAGGGCATTGGGCACAAGTGGATTCTATACCGGTCCCGGTACCTTTAAGTTCCCTGCATCAAACTGGAAAATAGTGGCTGTATGTGTTCCTTCAGGCACACTGTCAGAACTGTCTCTGACTTCTTATCCCGCCAACTTTGCAGAAGATAAAGAATACTGTATAGGTCCTATCAAGATATCAGTAGAAGGCGCAAACAGTAGCGAAGCTATTGATTATAATCTATGGTACCTGCAAACCGGTGGACTCAACGACCCGGATACATTCACTTTTAAAATAGTATAAGGATATGGTAAAACTGAATATAAAAGGTTCAAGCTTCGCCGCTCAATATAGAAGAACAACGGGTCGTTTTATCGACTCCACGGATGGCTGGGAATCACTGGAGGAAGCAACCCGATATGCACAGAATATTGAAGAAGAGGAATATTTTCCGATTGATGGACAAATTATAACAGTCAAGGAAAATGGGAAAACAAATGCTTATATACTCGTTCCTGATGAATCAATTCCCGTTACTAATAAGCGTAAGCATTACAAGCTCGAACCCATCTCCTCTAAATCATTCGGTGATGATCGTTATGTACGTAAAGACATCAAAGATACTTTCAAGAAAGGCTTTACTTCTAAAGAAGGCTGCGATATCGAGGGCGGCTTGAATGTCGGTAAAATGACCCGGCTGTCCGGTGGAGTAGTTGTCACAGCAGACACCAATTATTCTTTAGCAGAATCAGAAAAAGAAAATCCCGAAAATAAAAGCACTATGGCAATAGGATTAACAGAAATACCAGGTAATGGCAGCGGATTCGGCTCCAGTTCCCTGGGCGAAATGGACAACACAGACGAATCATTTGATACTGTTCCTGATGGCAATTACATTATGCAGAAACGGGCAGGCGTATTCTACCCTGTCAAATCTGCTGCAACCGGTGGAGGAACAAAGCTCACGCTTGCCTTTGTCACTCCGTCAAATGCAACGGCCGTTCATGGTAAAGAGACACTGATCAAGTACACATACTCATCTACCTTGTCCGGAGAGGAAACCGGCGAAGGTATCGCAACATACACCTTGAACAATAAACAGGTAGCCTCTGAAACAATCAATCAAGGCGAAGTCAGTTTCAACATCGGCAAATATCTGGCATTAGGTGACAACATCCTCGTCGTACAAGTTACCGACAGTTACGGAGCTACCCGCAAGCTGACATTCAAGATCAATGCAGTAAGCATTGCCGTAACGTCTACATTTGACGATTCAAAGGCTTACACCGGAGCGATCTCATTCCCATATACCCCGATGGGCGCAGTAGAGAAGACAATTCATTTTCTTGTAGATGATAAGGAAACAGGTACTTACATCACATCTGTATCTAACCGACAGCAGACATATTCAATCCCGGCACAGGCGCATGGTGCACATACGCTCGACGTTTATGCGACGGCAACGATCAATGATACCGAAGTAGAAAGCGATCATCTACGCTATGATATTATCAGCATTGTATCCGGAAACAACACACCGGTTATTGCGTCATCCTTCAGGACTGCCGAAGTGGAACAATTCGGCACACTCCTGATCCCCTACATCGTTTATAATCCTGCTACAACGACAAGTGATATCACCCTGTCAGCTAATGGAACCGTGATCAGTGATCAAACGATCGACCGCACGCGACAAACATGGAGTTACCGGGCAGAAACTCCCGGAGAACTGGAACTGAAAATAGCATGCGGATCTGTGAGCAAAACATTCAACCTGACGGTTAGGGAATCAGAGATCGATGTTCGTCCGGAGGAAGCGGATCTCGTTCTCTTCCTCACCTCCGTGAACCGCAGCAACAACGAAGAAGGGAAAAACATCTGGAACTACAGAGAGATCTTCGCTGTACTTACCGCATTCAACTACGCAACGAACGGATGGATCAAGACAGTTGACGGATTCGTAGCTCTTCGCGTTAATGGCGATGCACGTGTAACCATCCCCTACAACTCCTTTGCCAACGACTTCCGTTCTACCGGTAAAACAATCGAATTCGAATTTGAAACCAGAGACGTTACCGACTACGACTCAGTCATCCTCAGCTGCATGAATGCCGGCATCGGACTTGAAGTGACCGCACAGAAAGCCATATTCAGATCTGAACAAACCTCTATCGAAACACAGTTCAAAGAGGATGAACGTGTCCGGATCTCCTTCGTGATCGAAAAGAAAGCGGAGAACCGGCTGATCTTCGTCTACATCAACGGTGAGATCTGCGGACTGATCCAGTATCCGGAACAGGACAACTTTACTCAGCCCAATCCTGCCGGGATCTCGATCGGCAGCAGTGACTGTACCGCAGATATCTTTAATATCCGTGTCTATGACAATGCCTTAAACCGTTATCAGCTTCTCGACAATTACATTGCCGATATGGACAATCTTGAACTGAAGCGCAAGCTATATGCCCGGAACAACATTTATGACGACTATGGGAATCTCAGCTATGAGAAGCTTGCGAATCAGAATATCTCATTCACCATCGTCGGTGAGCTTCCGACTTTCAAAGGAGACAAGAAGACTGTCACCCTTGTCTATGAGGACAGGGAACATCCTGAACGCAGCTGGGTAGCAACCGGAGTAGAGATCGACGTACAGGGAACATCCTCTCAATGGTATCCGCGAAAGAACTTCAAGACAAAATGCAAGCAGGGATTCACCATGACCGCTACCGGTGAACATGCCGATAAAGTTGCCATCTTCGAAGAGGAAATACCTGTAAACGTATTCTGCTTCAAAGCGGACTTCGCCGAATCCAGCGGTGTACACAATACCGGTATGGCCCGTTTGATCGACTATATCCTTCGTGGTATGGGATTCCTTACTGAAGCACAGAAGGCTGATCCCCGCGTCCGGACGACAGTCAACGGTCGCCCGTCGGTGATGTGGCATCAGGCATCAGAAGATGCCGAGAAAACATCCCTTGGTAAATACAACTTCAATAACGACAAGTCAACGAATGAAACATTCGGATTCAAGGCCGGCTGTGAAAGTTGGGAGATCCTGAACAACACTTCCGATCGTGTACTCTTCAAACGTTCGGACTATATCACCGTCGACTCGGAAGGTAATATAGAATGGCTGAAAGACTTCGAAGCCCGTTATCCGGACGGAAACGAAGACTACACGAATCTAAAGCGCCTGACTGACTGGCTTGTCTCCGTAAAGGATAATCCGACGAAGTTCCGGACCGAAGCTGATCAGTACCTGGACATGAATTTCATGTTGTCGTACTACACGATAACAGAACTCTTTGCGATGGTCGACCAGCGTGCCAAGAATATGTTCCTGACTACCTTCGACGGAATCCGCTGGATCTGCATCTTCTATGATAATGATACAGTGTGCGGACTGAATAATGAAGGCGTAGCAGCATTTGACTATACGGTTGAGTACCACGACCAGATCGGTAACAAGGATGTATGGAACGGTGCAGAGTCAACTCTCTGGAATAACATCGAGCAGGCATATTCCAAAGAGATCGCAGCCATGTATGCTGAAATGCGGTCAAAGAAGCTGCTCACTTATGAAGAATGTATCCGCTTCTTCGACACCGAACAGGGAGATGCCTGGTGTGAAGCGGTCTACAATGAGGACAGCTGGTACAAGTATGTCCGTCCATTACTCGATGAAGGAAACGGATCATACCTGTATGCTGCTCAGGGAAGTCGCAAGATGCACCGTCGCTGGTGGCTGTACAACCGATTCAAATATATGGACTCTAAATACATTGCCGGAGACTATAAGAATGACTTCGCAACTCTGCGTCTGTACACCCCTTCAGAGTGGGAAGGAGTAGAACCTAATGCGGATATGACCATCACATCGTATGCCGGGCAGTATGTCAACGTCCAGTACGGATCATATACAGTCGGCACTCGGTCACAGAAAAATATACCGGTACATATTAAAGCTCCTGCCATCCAGTTCAACGATACTGAAACGATCATTTTTGGCGCCGGTCAGATCAGCAGCCTGGGGGATATATCCTCTTTGTATCCCGGTTCGGTTGACGTATCGAAGATGACCAAACTGGTGGAGCTGATTATCGGATCCGGAGCGGAAGGCTATCGAAACACGAATATGGAAGTGCTCTCAGTTGGTGCAAACAACCTGCTCCGCAAGTTGGATATCCGTAACTGTCCGAACCTGAAACAAGCAATAGACCTTGCATTATGTTCCAACATTCGCGAGATATGGGCGGAAGGAACCGGAACATCCGCTGTAGTATTGCCTGAAGGCGGTAACTTGACGTTGCTTCACCTGCCGGATACCATTACAAATTTAACGGTCCGAAATCAAACGGAACTGACTGATGCGGGATTAATCCTTGATGGGGTACGGAATCTTTCGACAATCAGATGGGAGAACACCAACAAGGCTAATGTCTTATCCATAATTGACAGATGTTTTGCGCTTGATACTATGAAGTTAGAGCGTGTACGCTTGATCGGTGTAGACTGGACATTATCTACCCTTGATCCTATCATAAAACTAATCAGTTTGAAAGGACTGGACGAAAACGGCAACAATGTAGACAAGGCGATCATCACCGGTAAATGTTATGTCTCTGTAGCTACCGATTCTCAAATCAACAAACTGAAGGCAGCATTTCCCGAATTAGCTATCACATATGGTCAATTGAAACCTGCTCCTGTGACGACTTTCACCTTCAGTTCTTCTCAGCGTAAGTCTCTTGCTAATTCAGCCTTCGAATGCGCCTACGAAGTTGAGAAAGTAAACGAATATACCTACAAGGTAACTTCTGAAGACAACATAACGATTGATTTTACGTTCAAATGTGAAAATCACGAAGATTTTAAGGGTTCATACCTTGTAGCAGGTACACGTTCTCAGAGTTATACTGTGACATATATTCCATTACGAAAGATTCGTGTAGGAGTTTATAACCAATCGGTATATGTCCAAGGTGCTACTGTCACAATTGGAGACCGATCATACATTTCTGATGCTGACGGATATGTTACTTTACCGCGTGGAGGTGCGGCTATATCCGGAACCGTGTCTGCATACGGATATGCAAGCAATACCTTCTCATATGGTTCCATAACATCTGATACTACAAACACTGTGTATGTATATGGCGTCGTGGATGTTAAGTTTATCGTAGAATACAATTCATCGCTCATTGAAGGTGCTACCGTAAAATGTAATGGAGTGACAGGAACGACTAACCAGTACGGTGAATGCACTTTATCATTGGGAAAAGGAACCTATGAATATTCTGTTACCCATGACACATATTATGAAAAGACAGGTAATATAACTGTTGGGACGTCTGCAACATCCTTAACTGTATATGTAGAACCAAACACGGTCGAAGTAAAGTTCATAGTAAAAGACGGCACTGTACTTCTATCCGGAGCTACTATTCAATGTGATGGGAAAACAGGGATTACTGATGCCTCCGGAGAAACGACATTGGTAATAGGTAGCAAAAAAACTCATGAATACACCGTATCTAAAAATGGATATTTCAGTGTAACAGATAACGTTACTGTTAGTTTAACCGCCATTACAGTCAACGCTGCCATGAGGCTTGATATTGAATCTTTCAAACCGATAGAGAATGGAAATATTCAGATGCTTGTTACTGGAGAGAACATTTCTCTCTATGTCACCTCAGACGCCACTGATTATATCATATCATGGGGAGACGGAACAGAAGATCATGCAGTCGGGCCAGGGAAGCTGACTTATGATCACACGTATGATAACTCAGATTTCCATCAGGTAGAAATCAAAAACTGTAGTGATGTGACCTATGCGATTACAAAAAGAAGTTTATCTCTTGTTGCATATTGGGATCTCGGAAATAGTAATGTAAATAACTTGAATTTCTCAGGTTTCTCAATGTTGAAGTATGTAGGACTTGTGTTGAAAAACGATACAGAGAGACAGTTTTTTTCCTATTGTTTCAATAATACAAGTTTAACATCTATTCCGCAAGGGTTGCTTGACAATTGCGTAGCTGCGACAAGTCTTTCAGGTATATTTAGGAATACCCTAATCTCATCAATTCCTGTAGGCTTATTTGACCATTGCACGAATGCCAGCACATTCAAATCAGCTTTTGAGGGAACATTAATATCTTCAATTCCTGATGATTTATTTAGATACAATGTAGGCGCCTCTGATTTCAACTTATGTTTCGCTAATACAAAAATCACTTCCGTTCCCGAACGATTATTCTACTATTGTACGAATGCATATTATTTTGGAGGAGCCGATAGTTGGAGTAATCCAGAAGGTTGTTTCTCACGTTCTTTATTGGAATCGGTCCCAGCAAATCTATTTATTAATAATAAGAAAGCGTTTGACTTTAGAGGATGTTTTCAATATTCAAAAATAAAGGTTTTACCTGCCGGTTTGCTTGATAATTGCCCTGTAACAAAGATGGAGCATTTCTGTTACACCTGTGATGAATTGAAACATGTGATACTTCCAGCTACAGTTCCGAATTTAGGAAATTATTCATTTGCCTATTGTCGTCAAATGAAATATTTCATTTCGACAGTAGAGACTCCCCCAATTATTGGCGCAAGAACATTCGCTTCGTCTTATATCTCTGTAAGGTTCCAAATATACGTTCCCAATGATTCTGTAGAAGCATATAAAACAGCAACTAATTGGACTGAATTAGCCGACAGCATCAAGCCTATGAGTCAATTTGCAATCGATTTCCCTAATGAAGAGGTATAATATGAAAATAGACGAATTAAATAATAACTATATCACTGCGGAAGAAGGCAAAGTATTCCGCAGAATTTCCGACAGCCAGCTGTTCGGGAATGAAATCTATCTCGGATACACCTACTATCTGTCAGGTGAGAAACTAGAAGAACCGCTTTTGGAACTCCTTGAACACTATGAAGAGATAGATGATCCTGCTGACGAAGAAACTATCCTCATCGATGAAGATACACCGCTAGAGGACACAAATATTGAAGAAACGGAAACCATAGAGGATGAACCAAAAACTGATGTCGAACAAAAAAAGAGAATCACCGTAGCTGACTATCACAAGTTAGAGAAGCAGGTAGCAATGCTTATACAAATGATGGGAGGGACAGAATGGCAGGATTAATAAATACCGGCATCTGGGGATTCATCTCCTCAGCTAAAGCGACAGGTAAGAAGATACTCAACGCTGCCGGTGAAGAAGTAGATGAATGGGTAAGTACATTCGTATCAGGTGCATCGGGCTGGCTGATTGACAAGCTTGGTAATGCGGAGTTTAAATCTGTCTTTGTACGTGAGAAATTCATCACAAACGAATTTGTCTATAACCGAATCCGGGTGACAGAGGACGAAGAGATTATCTCCAGCAGTATTAAGATAGCTTCTTACTTCGATAACGGAGACGGGACATTCACCGTTTATCCCGATTTACGTGAAGCGGACAATAATCCGCTTGCCGACAGTGATCTGTTGATAGGGTATTATCATAATCTCGGCAATAGCGGTGTAATCTACTCCGTTCAACAGTTTACCGCCATCTCTGATCCGGGCAGCGATCAATCAATTCTCCTTGAAGCTGAAGGCGACAGCATCCCTTACCAGCACATGATCATTGCACGTGTCGGAAATCTCATCGATGCAGAACGTCAATCATTCATCCGTATCTCATCAAGGACAAACTGCCAGTATTTTTATGACGGTATCGACAGCTGGGCAGCTTATTCAGACCCCGAACACGTTAGGTGCGTTCTCGGTCATGCGGATATCGGTCTGATTCCTGCTTGGGCAAAAGAAGCTGCAGGAAGTGTAAAACGGTGGTTTGGTTTGATCGCTGATGGAGTGATCATTCGTGGTACATTCATTCTGCACAATGACAAGACAATCGAAGACGAGTTGAACGGTCGTGAGATTCAGATAAGAGGTGATTTCGAGATTCGGGAAGATGGGATCACCGGCAAATGGCAAGAAGTCATCAAGTACGCGAAGGAAGCTTCTGATTCTGCTAGCTCTGCTGCCGGATCAGCTACCACCGCAGGTGAACATGTGAGCAAAATCGAAGAACTTTCTTCTGAATTTAATGTCAATTATGAAAAGTTGTCTGCTGACTTTACCCATAAAGTCGAGACTGAAACGACGAATGCTTTGGGTGCTATCACTACAGCTACAGAAAAAGCAACTGGCACACTTCAACTCACTGCCAAAGACTTTGTACTTGCATTCACTAATCTCGTAGATACTAAAACAGAAGAAGCGACCGGAGCGATATCCGAAGCGAAGAAAGCCGCTGAGTCATCATTAAAAATGACTGCCGAACAGCTTGATCTACAATTCAAGAAAACAGTAGAAGAAAAAACAGAAGAAGCGACCGGAGCGATCACTTATAAAAAAGAATCTGCTGAATCAGATATTCAAGCTTCTGCGGAAGAACTAACAGCTTCTTTCAATAAGAATGCAGAGGAAAAGGTAAAGGAAGCCGACGGAGCTATCACGACATCTAAGAATGCTGCTAAATCGGAAGTAGAACTCACCGCTAAGAACTTAACCGCAACCTTCGAGGAGAATGTTCAGAAGAAAACGATATCAGCAAAAGGGGAGATTGACGCGACAACAGAAAGCCGCAAATCTGAACTTAACTTGACTGCTGAAAGGTTGACCAGCAAGTTCGAGGAAGCTGTCACCGATGCTGAAGGTGATATCATTAAAGAAATCGGTACGCAGGTCACTCAAAACGCAAAAGAGTGGAAAGTTGAAATCATGGGTGAAGACAAGGACGGTAATCCCAACACGATACTTGCTGCTATCAATGCCGATGAATCAGGAATCAAGATCGAAGGAGAACGAGTCCAGATTAGCGGCCAACTTTTAGTTGAAGCCATCATGACCACCGGTATAAACATAGACAACAAATTCATTGTATCGGTAGAGAATGGGAAAGCGAAAGTCACTATGAAAGGTGAAATCTATGCTGATAGCGGAACATTCTCCGGATTCTTAAAAATACCATTTAAAACTTTTAAAGAAGGAGCTATCCCAAATGCTGCTACCGGAGAATATACCGTATCTGACTATTTCAATCTTGAAGCAAAAGGGGAAGATACAGCTACTCGTCTAACTCTCAATTTACCTACTGATGAAAAGTATATTGGTACGGTCCTTACCGTCTATGATAATCCTGTAAAAACAAGAATAGCCCCTATCGTCGAGATTAAAGGAAGGATGTATCACCCTTTAAATGTCGATGTTTACGGACTAAAATTAGTAACAAAAATAGAAACAGGTAAAGGAGGAGTAATACAGTTTATCGGAGTTAGTCGCTACGATGGATGCGTATGGTATGTTATTACTGACAGTCTGGGAGAAAGTACCAGGACATAAATAATACATTATTAATCACTAAAAACAAAACTTATGAAAAAGGTATTTTATGAATCATGGATCGCAAAGTATCTGCTTGGATGCACTTCTATTAAAAGAAAAACCGCCTGCTCATCACGAGTTAGCGGCTGACAAACACAAACAAAACAAACATTAAGGGAAATATTCCCTTACAGAATTGGTGCAAAGGTAATATTAATAATTAAAAGAAAAAATCAAATGAACAACATCGACTCAATTATCATTCATTGTTCTGCTACTAAAGCCGGGCAAGATTTTAAAGCAAAAGACATCGATCGTATGCATCGTGCACGTGGATTCAATCAAATCGGATATCATTTTGTGATAGATTTAGACGGTACCATTGAAGAAGGTAGACCTCTCTCAATAGAGGGAGCACACTGCAACACAAAAGGATCATCCGGTTTATCATACAATAAACACAGCATTGGAATTTGTTATATCGGAGGTCTTGATGTGAACGGGCAACCAGCCGATACTCGTACCGATGCTCAAAAACAATCCATGCGTGATCTCGTAATGAGACTCAAACAGGAATATCCCATTGCTGAAGTTCTCGGCCATCGAGACACATCTCCGGATCTGAATGATAACGGGATTGTAGAACCGAGCGAATGGATCAAAATGTGTCCCTGCTTTGATGCTGCCACGGAGTTTGGATATTCTCCCACAGTCCTGATTCGTCCATAAATCTTTGAAATAAAGAAATCCAATAGTGAGGAAATAGAAAATAATGGGGGAATATAAAGCCCCCAGCCAGTTAGTAGTATCTCACCACGTACTAACAAAATGCGACACGCCGCACAGCTGGGGGCTAAAGACCTCTGCTGCGACGTATCGCATTTGTTTTTACGTGGTGAGGTCACAAAGATAGCTAAATAAAAAAGACAATGAACAAATACTATAAAATTTTGGGCAAAATACTTGATTCAGGGAAGTTACAAGCCAACAAAAAAGGTAATATCAAATATCTCCTGAATGAACAATTACATTTAACTCCTATAGACCTACTTGACATTTTTGAAGGTCACAATATTGCACGAAAAAAACTGAAGAATGAACTTCAGTTGTTCATGCAAGGAGAAAGAAGTGTTGAGAAATACCGGAATGCCGGGATTAATTGGTGGGACTATTGTGGCTCTATCCTAGTGAATAGTTACCCAACTTATTTCGAGAAACTTCCGCCTCTCATCGACAAAATCAACAGAGAGAAAAGGAATAGCAAGAACTATGTACTATTCCTGGGTGCAACTGATGTAGAAAGCAACCAGGCACCATGCCTGAGCTTAGTGCAGTTTCAAATAGATGAAGGAGAATTAGTTCTCTCCGCTTACCAACGTAGTTCTGATGCCAGCCTCGGCTTACCTGCAGATATTTATCACTTATATTTAATGTCAAGACAGATAGATCTGCCATTAAAGTCAATAGCGCTCACGCTTGCAAATGTGCACATCTACGAGAACAACATTGAGAATACTCATAATCTAATCGCAGGAAATGAGAATGTGAAATTTGAGCTAAACGTATAGACATACCTTTAAAATCGTGCGGGCGCATCATTTTTGTACACATTCGTACAAAAATTGTACGCCCGCTATTTTCTAGTAATCAATAAGATAGACACATTCCGTACGAAAGTACAATTTAAAAGGCAAAACTGTTGAAGCACTGTACTCCTTCTTGTTTACTCTCATTCAACACATGAGCATATACTAATGTCTCCTTCAGATCCGAATGCCCAAGGATCTCCTTCAAAGAAGCGATATCCTTAGTCTTACGCAAAAAAATGGTTGCAAAGGTATGCCTACCTACTTTATGCGTTATGTGCTTTTCTATACCGGCAATGACAGCAATCTCTTTTAGATACCGATTCATCGTCTGATCAGCGCACAGTTTCTCAAAGACAGGCCCTTTCTTCCTGGTACCAACAATGTTCTTTAATAGTTGTCTCAACGGTTCTGATACTGGGACCTGAATTGGCATCGGCTTTCTCTTCTTCAATTTCATCCGGAAATAAGTGAAAGTAGTATCAGTGAACTGCTCTAAAGTTAGTTCTTTGGCATCCCCTATATGCAAAGAACTAAAGCATAAGAACAAGAACAGCTCAAGGGTTTTGTGATATTTATATTCTAGATCTCCGGAAGTATATAACTCCATCAATGTTTGCAATTCGTGTTCATACAGATATTCTCCTGAAGGAAGCCCTTTCTTTATTGCCCATTTTTTAAAAGGATTTTCATCCATATATCCCGCATTGAAAGCAGCCAGAACATATTTTTTGATTGTGGCCATGTTTTTATTCGCCGTGTTTTGGTTGTTCTCCAACTCATTCATTAAATGGAAGAAGTATTCGTCAAGCCACTCACTTGTTATATCATCAAAATAAAGGTTAGGATTATACTCCTTCAATTTCTTTATTACTGATAAATTAGTCTTGTAGGTAGAATCTTCAAGTTTTAGAGACTCCTTCCTCTGATAGTCCGTCACAAAGTCAAAGAAAGTGTTATAATCAGTCGGACGATGATATGCTTTAAGAAAAGAGTCCCTGGTAAGTTTCCTGTCACGGAGGCGATACTTTACAAAAACATTGTTTACTCTGGCTAGAATAGTTTCTATAATCAAGTTCTTATCTTTTGCCAACTTGTCTCCTGCCCCAACACATTTCTTCTTATCGTTCCAGTCTTTGATGTCAACTGAAACTTTCGTAGAAAAGTTCACCTTTTCACGATTAACATAAAAGGATAACCACACGACTCCATTATCCGGGTCGCTCCCATAGGTTCTTAGATATATTTTAATGGTTACCAT